AATAATATAATAATGAATCGGCGTTTTAAATGAGAAAAGGTGTAAGAGGGGGAGGGGATATTTTTTTTAGAGAAAGTTTTTTAAAAATGAAAATTAGAAAATAATTTAATGTAAAAAGAGAAAATACAAGGATACTTTTGTCAGAATTAATAAAAACAGTACAATAAATATTAAAATATATAATGAATATAAAACTACATAGTGTTTATATGAAATATAATTAATGTGGGAAAGCAATGACAAACAAAATTATTTTAACCATCAACAAAACAACGTAGGTCAAATATGCAATGATAATTTTTCAAAATACATTACAGAATATGCGTCAAATATAAAGTATAAAACATTTTTAGAAATTGGAACCTGGAATGGGTTAGGTTCTACGAAATCATTCTCAAACGGCTTTGTAAATAGAGACGATGATTATATTTTTTATAGTCTTGAATGTAATACAGACAAATGTAATGATGCTGCTAAGTTATATATGAATAATGATAAAATACATATATTAAATGAAGTTATATGGAATGAAGAACCAAGTGATTTTTATGAAATATTTCCACAATGTTTAACAAATAACATGTATAAGCATTGGAATGAAGTGGATATTCTAAATATGAAACTATGTGATTTATTTTTAAATAGACCTAATTTACCTGATATATTTGATGTCGTACTATTAGATGGAGGCGAATTTACAACATACCATGAATTTCAAATTCTTAAAAATAAATGTAAGATATTAATGTTAGATGATATTAATGTTGATAAATGTAAATTAATTGTAAAAGAAATAGAATCGGACTCATCTTGGAAAATAATTAAAAGGGAAAATACAAGAAATGGATTTTTAATTGCTGAAAAGATATTTTAGCATATGCTGATATGTTGTTCATAATAAAATTATAATATTCGTCTCATATAGATTGGTTTATAACCATAAGTTCTACATCCGTTTTCAGCTGTTTATGTAGTTCTTTATCATCATTTTGAAACCGCGCTTGAAACTCCTTGAATCGTTCTTGCTTCTTACCAGATATTCCATCTTTTTGATCGAAATATCTATCATCTAATATATTGTAACCATTCACAACCATGGTTTCAATCGCGTCTTTACGGTCCACTGTTTTCCATTTTTTGTTATTACCCATAACAGAAGCATAAGGTAATTTTTTATTCGTTATTTTTATGTTGTGATTTTCAGGATGACTTGGATCGAAGTGAATTTTTTCAAGCAGAGTTGGAATCGATTTGTACACCCGACCAATACAATCCAATATAGTTTTATCATCAATATAATCAATATTTTCGTTACCAAATGCATTAATATTAATAGTGATATTGTTATTCGTTTGATTGTCGATGTTATTATTGTTATTAGTAGTTACACCGGCGTGTTTATCTAACAACATAGCAATTTGCGCTTTCATTTCGTTATGCTCTTTTTCATATATATCAAGTTTTTGTCTCATTTCTTCTTTTTCACACTGTAGATGCTGAACTTTTAAATTGACATTCTCGATATTTTTGGTATTTTCTTTACTATTTAAAAACAATAAACATTTCTTACGATGAACATATAAACTCTGATGATATGAATAATTCTTTCCACAAACACAGTCAAAGGTCGCACAACATATATTTGTTCTATGTAAATGTCGTTTCGATTTTAAATGTTTCGTATAACACATTTTATTTTTTAATGGTACATTGCATGTTTCACAAAGTAACATGATATAATAAATATGTATATCTTATGTCTATATATTTATTTGTAAACATTTGGTAATATATAACTAAACATTTGGTATAATGTATAATTCAGATGACTGTAAACGTGTTCTTTTTGAAATAATATTTCGATTTTCTATAGGTATCAGTAATATACCAAATGTTTATCCGATAAACATTTGGTATCAGTTTTTCAAAATGAGCGGGGGAGCATTTTTTACATGTGCAAATCAAAATCAATATAAACAAAATTACTATCTACTCTAGTATATGTCCCCGAAAACCAGAGTCATTAGTTTCGATGTTGGTATAAAAAATATGGCGTACTGTATTTTTGAAGTAACAGAGTCAATAGCAGATAAAAAACCACAAATCACAATAATCGACTGGAATATTTTAAACATGGCAGCAACGGATACAAGTGCAATAGTAAATATACCTTTATGTCAGCATATAACTACTTCAAAAAAGAATCGCGACGGAACATGTACACAGAAAGTATGTGGGAAAAAATCAAAATTCCATAAAGATCATTTCTATGTATGCGAAAAGCATGGAAAAGCATCTACTACATTGAAGATACCAGTAAAACTATTCACGGAAAGACAATTACAAACTATGAAAATGGACGCATTAAAACAAGTAGCCCTGGAAGAAGATAATCGTTTGTCTGAAACAATAGAGAAGATGAAAAAGCAAGAATTAGTCAATACCATTCAATGTAGTTTCAAGCAACATTATTGGGATAAAATAACAGAATCCAAAAAAACAATCAATGCCAGTAAACTAGATTTAATATCGATTGGAAGAAACCTACACAAAGAATTGTCTCAACTAAGTAACATATCTTTACTTACTCATGTAATCATTGAAAACCAAATAAGCCCAATCGCGAATCGTATGAAAACCATACAAGGAATGTTGGCACAGTACTTTATTTTTCATAATATTCCCCATATAGAGTTTGTCTCTAGTTCTAATAAATTAAAATATTTTTTGAAGGACACTATAAAATCCGAAACCGCAAATTACAAACAACATAAAACAGATGGCATTCAATATTGCAAACAATTATTACATAAGTACTTTGATGTTACGTGGTTAGCATACTTAGAATCATATCCCCAAAAAAAAGACGATTTAGCAGATTGTTTTTTACAAGGAATATGGTACCTCAATCAAAAAATAATAACAAATGCGTACAACTTAAAAATAAATAATGTAACTAAACCATAATTAAGATGGAAGTGATTGACATTGATTTGGACAGTATTCCGTTAAGTAGCGAGCCTCAATCGTCTGTCAATTTCGGTTCAGGAATTGAATTATTGATGAATGAGAAGAAAAAATCCTCTTCTATGTCTACCAAAATAGATTTAGAAGAATTGGACCATTTAGAATCCGAGTTGAATGATTTATCCAAAAGCAATTATGTTAATTTAGGAAATTCCAGTTCCAGTTCCAATAGTTCCCATACAGGCGAAACCAAGCAATTGAGTGGCTTAAGTGGTTTTTCGAATTTATTTAACTTCGGATCCACTGAAACAGAGACGAAGAAAGAAGTACCCAAACCATCTTTGTACGAAAGCGATTCTAATTTAGGAAATGCAACCAAACATAACAGTACCAGTAGTACATGGGACGGATTTACAAAAGTAGGTGCTGAAGTGCCCAAACCACCACCATCTTCTACCATGAATGAACGAGAAAAACGAAGAAAGAAACGAATGATGATTAAGAAATTGGAAGAATGGCAGTCGAAGAAAACCTATACTTCTTCGAGCCAATATGACATGGATTCAAACTACGAAGAGGTAGAAGACGAGTATGAAGGCGCTTTAGAAGAAAAACGTAAAAAAGATAGTATTAAGTTACAAGGATGGTGGTTTACCACCGTAGTCAATACATTAGAATATGGTAATGCCTTATTGAATCCATTTGATTTGAATTTAGATGGATGGGGGGAACAGGTAAGCGAAGACTTAGATTCTTATGATGAAATATTTGCCGAATTACACGAGAAATATAAAGGCGGTAAAATGGCACCTGAAGTATCTTTATTGTTGCGTCTAGGATTTTCAGCCGCAGTGGTCAACATGAGTAATAAAATGTTAAGTTCGGCTACACCCGGATTTAATGATGTCATCAAACAAAGTCCCGAATTAATGAAAATGTTTACTAGTGCGGCGGTAAATACCATGAGTCAACAAAATTCTGCCTTTGACTTTGCAAAAACCATGATGAACCCAGTAGAACAAGTAAATACGAAATTCGGCCCACCACCAGCACCAGTAGAAACGAAAAACCAACCGTCTGTCAAACGTCCGGGTCAAATGCAATTCACCCAAAATCCGCCAAGCCGTCCTGATTTAGCAGCGGCGAATACAACACCTATGTTTCGTGAAAAAGGAGTCGATATTAACGGTCAATATGACATCAACTCCAACGAATCATTGATTCCTCCCAAACGACCTGAAATGAGAGGTCCTCAAACCACTGATATTGATCAGTTGTTATCTGGTTTGAAGATGAAAGCGCCAGAACCAACGCGTAAACCAGAACCCAATTCACCATTTGATTTTGGTGGTATCGGCGGTAATAGTGGAAATGAATCTGTTATAAGTTTATCATCTTTGAAAGACTTGGATAGTACTGAAATGCCGAAGCAAATAAGAAAAAGACAAAATCGTTCTGATAAAAATACAATATCTTTAGATATATAAATATATAACTTTCAATAGTATTATATACGAAAATGTACGATATTTCATTCAATTCTGATTTTTTCAAAAATGTTATTTTTCATGTATTTAAATTCTTATGTAGTATTTATGTGTGGAATCTTACAATCTATCAAAATATAGAAAGTATGTTTGAGAAACAACAATATCAGGAACCTAGTGAACCATTATGGGTAGACTATTTAACCCTTGAGTATGATGACAGTTTAACATTCCGCAACACGGATATTTATACGATTCTGCATGATATTTCTCAATTGAATCGAGTTTGGGATAATTTTCATCATACAAAACCAGAATCAAACTATATCATGGAAAGTTTATTTATAGCAAAACAAACAGAAGGATATTTAGTTCGAATGCGTACAACTGATAAGGAAATCCATTCAATCACGGATAAAAGTTCAGTGCGATTTGTATATGTAGAATACAGTCATCCAGATATGCATTACGTAATTGAATTAGATTTACCTGATACAATGTATTTTCCTAAAAACGAACTATTCTCATGTAGTTTTGTCTTGCGTATGTTAGAGAAACAAACTGTACATTATGTATTTGACGAAAAATATAAATTGACCTTGTTAGACAATACTATGAACAGTTGTGTTTTGAATATGCATCATTATATTACGTTGTACCAAGATCATTATACGATTGAAACTAGTCACAATAAAGAAAGAGTTATTGATTTAATACATACAAGCGAAGAACATGCTATTGAAAAAATATATTCAGAACCTCATACCGTTTTTCTGAAAGACTTTAGCAATTTGTTTTTTAAATTTACTTATGGTTATGATTTTCATTCAACGTCAGAATCGAATGAATGTTCGGATATATCCTCCGATTTATCCATTGAGAAAGAGGAGGATGATACTGATGAAACTTTTCAAATAGTGGATGATATAAAATAATAATGTATCGATAGTATATATTGATGGCAAACCCTACACGAAAAGGATCTTCCTGCAAAGGCCGTGAAGAAAAAGATTGTTATCATCCTTGTAAATATATTACACGTAAAAACGGTAAGAAATCTTATTGTCGTTCCAATTGCGCTAGAAAAACAAAAAAGAAAAAACAAAAAGTCACACGTAAAAAAGTTAAAAAAGTAAACACTACACCAGTAATGCCTGAAACACCTGTAGTAGATAATACAGATATTGCAGAAACTAAATCAACGGAATCATCTGATAAAGGAATTTTAGGTTCTATTACCGATTCTATTCCGAATATTTTCTCATCAAAACCAGCCACTGAAACTGCAACTGAAACCGAGCAACCAACTGAAACTGAAACTGAAACCGAACAACCAACTGAAACAGAACAACCAACCGAAGAAACTGCCAACAGTGATGTTCCACCAAATCAAGTACCTACAGAAGGAGATAAAAAAGGTGGTAAAAAAAGAAAAAATAAGAATAAGAAATAATAAACAATATAAAAAGATTATCTAACCATATAGTTATAGGGCTGTATTGTTTCAAATGGAACAATATCAATCTGAGCCTGTTTGTAACATCACATGTGGTCAACAACATATGTTGAATGACAAATGGGTTTTATTTCACCATTTACCATCTAATAAGAATTGGTCATTATCAGGATATACCATTATCATGGACAATATAGACACAGTAGAAAAAGCTATTGCCATCAACGAAATCATACCTGATAAAATGATCAAGTTTTCTATGCTTTTTTTAATGCGTTCTGGAATAACCCCTTTATGGGAGGATCCTAATAATAAATTAGGAGGTTGTTTTTCGTACAAGGTAATCAATAAATATGTCGAACAAGTGTGGAAACAAATGTTCTATTTAGCGTGTGGTGAATCACTTGGTTTGAATGAATCTTATAGTGCCAATATAAATGGTATTACGATTTCACCCAAGAAAAATTTCTGTATTATTAAAATATGGTTGAAAGATACCAATCATCAAGATCCAAATATGATCCAAACCATTGAATATTTGACCAAAAATGGTGTTATGTTTAAAACACATGGCGAGGCATAATAATAAAATAAACGACTATTTTATTATTTTTGTTAATAAGAAACCGGTGGTAAAGGGGACAAACATAAACGAATGTCTCCCATATTAGAACCAATATCATATTTCACAATCAGTGGAAGATCATTTTGTAAGTAAATTTCCAAATGTTGAGACAATGGTGTACACTTAATAAAATTATTCAGACTTTTCAAAGAGAATTCACCGCACATTACACTGGATACAGGAGGCTTCTTGCGAAACTTAATCGATTCTCCTTTATCTTCTAAATCGGTAACATTCGGTTTCTGTTCGGTTCTAAAAATACGGGAGCTAGCAAAAGGACCAACGCATGAAAAAATCAAGTCATCACCAACCGATTCGATCTTGATGCGATCAGATAGACCGGTTAAATCTCGGACTATTTTTTGAAATCCGGCACTAGGCATATGTATAATTGCGGAATAATTGACTTCGGGTACTTCGAGTTCTTCTTCTTCCGGTTCAAATAACCTAAGCTTGTAATTATTGCATTGCTGTATTTTACCGTTATCATACTGCAATCCTAAATGAGATACGCTGCCATCGTGATAATCGTTCTTATCAATATACATAGAAAACAAATCGTCGTTTGATGTATTGGAAATAAGTTTGAAAAGATGCAGCGAATTGGCACAAACCACTATTTTATCAGGGGAACATTCATGCTTTTCGAAGGTTATTTTAACAGCGACTAGAGTAGTATGATTTTTATCAAAATTAATGATTTTCATGCCAGATTTATCAATAATCATGGTAACATCAGGAACCAGATCTTTCAAAGCACTGAACAAATTCCGAATAGGAGAAATTTGAATAGTTTGCATGGTTAAAACATTATTTACCGTTTCCATTTCCAAGTTATATACAAACATAAACAATTTATTTATATATATTTTTTAACGCATTAATATTATTATGACTTGAAAATATACTTACACAAACTTGTTCTGAAACCATTGAAAAACGAACTGGATGCAGTGGTATACGCGCCAAAGTTTTCAACATATACCCATTCTCCAATCGCGAGTTCAGGTAGTAAAATATTTTCTGATATCATATCAATACTATCGCACGTAGGACCAAAAATAGTACTCTTGTAAAGTTTTTCTTCTCGTTCGTTAAACGGTAATATAGTTGGCGTTTCGTGATCAAAATAAATGCAGTTAAACGATCCATATACACCGTCATTCAAATAATATAAAATACGTTTTTCAGCAGGCGAATCTTGTTGTTCTTTGTCATCCACTTCATTCTTATCTTTATCATCATCATCAAAATACTTGGGTTTTTGCGCATCATAAATAATTTTTTTACCAATCACATTGAGAACTAGAATATGAGATGTTTGTGCAAAATATCGTCCAGGTTCTGCTATGAATTGAATTTGTTTTTTATTTAACTCTTCACTAAAAAAATCACGAATAGCATCGTTAATTTTTTGCGCTATATCTTCAAACTGAATGGTACTCGATTTGCCAGGAAACCCGCCACCTATGTCAATAGTATCAATCGAAATACCAATATTTTTTGCAATATCGGTTGCTTGTTTACAAATATGAATGGCTTCATAGAAACTATCAGCAGATGAACAACCACTACCAACATGAAAACTGAACCCGATAATATCTAATTTTAACGTTTTGGCTATTTTCAAAATATCTTCGACCTGATTAATTTTACAACCAAACTTTTTGTTGAATTTACATATACTGTTACTATCGTCCACTGCTAATCGCATGATTAGTTTAGCGTACGGATGATACAATTTAATTTTGTAGAGTTCTTCTTCGCAATCAAAGGTCATACAGTCAACATCATTGGCTCGGGCATAACGAATTTGAGAAGACATTTTACAAGGATTTGCAAATATAATACGACTAGGATCATTGGTAATTTCTATTATACTTTTGATTTCATTTTCACTGGCGCAATCAAAATTACACCCAAGTAAAGACAATGCTTCTAGCAATACTTTATTAGGATTACACTTCACAGCATAATACGGTTTTACATCAGGCAGCATGGTAATCCATTTGTTGTAGGAATTGGTAACCTCGCCTAAATCGACAATGAAAAACGCATGCTCAGATTGATTATCTTCTAAATAGTCGTTTATAATGTCGTATGTAGTATAGTCACTACCATATAGCTTCACGTTGTACTTTTGAAAAAACGCATTGTCGAAAGATTTGAAAACTTCCATGTACTAGTTATAGAATAGTTTGTTTATGTAATTTATGAAGAATATTTAAATGGATCATTAGGAGTTCTTTTCTTTTGATAATATAGAGAATATATGAACAAAGGAACTCCTAAACAAAAAACGTTAGCAGATGCATTTAGACCTTTGACGAAAAAGCGAAAATATACACAATCCAATAACTCAAATTCGTCCATTGATCGTTTTTTTCAAATATTGGCAGAAAAGAATGAGAAACGTAATTCTGTCATAAACAGTACAATATTAGATCATAATAATGATTCATCAGAGGAGCGCTTTCTGCAAAGATTGGAAGAAAATAGCCGGATTCGTAATAATAAACTAGAAAAATTGTTAAGTAAGAGCATCATACGCGGTCGCAAAAAAATGGATGTAAAACAAGTAGAGAATGACAATGCTTCTGTTCAATCGGTGATATTATTACAAAATATAAGACATATTCCTTCCAACAACCATGAAATCATACAAATAGAAGAAACGAAAAAAATAATAACAAATCCAGATAACAATCATACTGATTCCACTGCTTCTTCAGGTTATGATACAGACGAAACCAGATGGTCTATACGACCCAGATATATTCATGTGTCTCCATCGTCTATACTAACGCGTTCTACTGTAAGATCGGATCGTACTGAGACAGTTGGAAAAAGTCCATCGAATTCTAGTTCTACCATTTCTTCAAAATCCCGAAAATCGAAAAAATCAAAGTCCACATCCAAATCGAAACGAAATCGCCATTATCAAAAAAGTAGACGACTGAATGTACATATCTAGTAATACCAATATCAATATCAATACCAAATATTTATAAGTATAAATATTTGGAACCAGGGGAGATTTGAGATTTATTTTTGAGGTTCTTCGTCAAGATCTTGTTGTAAAGTGGGATAGCTGGAAAAATGATTCGTGTTGATATTTGGACTATTATAACATACCAGAGGTTCTTGTTTGCTGTGTTTTGAGACATACAAATGACAATCCATCGCAGTTTCTTTCATTATTTTTAAAAACTGACTATTGACTTTTTGTTTTATTTGGGCCAATTCGTATAAATACTCATCTGTAGTGACCGTTTTTTCTTGGTTCACATATCCAACATCGTTCAGTAACAATTCTTTGTATCGATCATCTTTACGTTGATTATTCGATAGCGTTGATAAGTATACAAACACTTGAACTGTGCGCATTTCTGGAGGTAAATCGACATGACTTTTGATACGTCTAGCGCGACCAACTACTTGTTCGAGACGTACATTTTGCCAATACGGTTCTACAATGTGCACAAAACGCGTATTCCGTAAATTGATACCTTCTGCACCAGCGGATGTAATCATAAATAGTTTAATGACATTTCCATACAGATTATTTTTGTGCATAGATCGTACTTGTTGGATCAAAGATCGCGGATCAGCTTTCCAAGATCCATTGTCAATATAATCCCATGTTCCATTAAAAATATGTCTGATGATTTCTTTTTCTTCTTCTTCTTCTGTTCCAGTATAAAGAACAAATGCTGGTTTACCAATATCCTCATCAGGTACTTCATTCAAAACCCATTTACTATCTACTTTGTTGATTTTAAATTCTCTCATTCCATTGGCTTCTAATATAAGTTTTAATATACCAATACCTTCGATGGTTCTGAAATTACTGTATAACAAATGACATCCAGTATTATTTGGATTTTCGAGACGATTCAAGATTTCCAAAAATTTTGGACTGTAAATTTTCAATCCATCGCGCGATAAAATAGTAGACGCATTTTTTTGTAAATATTCCAAAGCACTTTTGATACGTAATTGGTAATCATTATCCATTTCATGGTTCGATTCCTCTTCATTTTCATTCCCAGGTGGTGGTGATCCTTCGAACGTATCTTCGTCAATAGTAGTCTCTTCTATTTTCTTTTTACTGGGTTTAGGTCTAGATGGTGGATTGGGAAATGCGAAATTACAACACGCTCTTGAAAATATTCTAAACGTAGAACTAGCTTCGAATAATTCATCATTGTTGATTTGATTTTGTCTTGCTCTCTGATTTTTCCTATTTTTGTCTTCTTGATCTCGTTCGTCTTTTCTGATCTTAGCATATTCTGCGAACTGATAATCACTCATTTCCACTATGACTTCATGGTAAGGACTTTTATGTTCATTCATGACAAATTGTGGAAGTAGTTCTTCTTTGGCACTTCGAAAGTAGGAAGTTAATCCCATGATTCTATTTCGAAGCGTATTTATATGTAACAAATCGGTTTCTTCTGAAATTTTACCTTTAATATTGGTTACATCTTTCAAAAAGATTTTTCGGAATTCTTCCACGTTATCTTCTAAGCACTTTTGATTATGTAAAGTAGGTTTTGCACCGGGTTTCAATGGAAGACCATTTTTCGTCAGAACGCCAATGACTCGTTTCAAAAAAGTTTGATTGTCTATATTACCGGATTCATCCAATTTAACACCACCGTATTCCATGATTTCTCCGCCCACTCCTCCCTCTATTTTCTGTACTCCTTTTATTGCTTTTTTGGTAATGTTATTGGCGGCAGGTTTATCTTTTCGAGTATATTTTCGTTTCGCAGGTAGTTTTACGGCCGTCTTGGTGTTGATAAATCCAAATGGATTGCGGGTTATCGTCAATAAATTGTCTCGAGTAATATTGATATAGTCGAATGTTTTAATACCGTTGGATTCTAATAAGTTTATTAGATATTCTTGATTCACTTTTTCATTAGTTTGTTTCTCCAACGGCAGAGACCATGTTTGAATGTACCCACGAATAATATTAAATATAATAGCCATTTCATTAGGACTGTTAATAATAGGCGTACCAGAAAGCATAATAATACGACAATTTTCAGCACCCATCAACAAATGATATAATTTGTAATATACAGAACTGTTTAGTTTTTTATGCTTTAATTTACCGACAATACGGCTCACTAAATTATGCGCTTCGTCAATAATGACCACCGAGTTATCAAATGGATTTTTGGCGATTGCTTCCATATTCTGAATAATGGTCTTTAAATTAGGAGCATTGTAATGAATACTTTTGTATTTTCGAGATATCATTTCTTGAATTTGATCTTGTAAACTAACTCGTTGATCGGGAGATAAAGAATCGTAATTCGATGGTTTTGCGACATCTACCATCCATGCGCCCTTTTTCTGCTGTATGTATTTGGTAGATAATGTTAGCGCTTTTGCTAACCGATTCATTAAATCCGGTTTACCGTCTATGGAAACGAACTCCCAATATTGTTTTTTCTTATACAAATCATCCCCGCATTTCTGTAACTCTTCAAAATAATTCGTTTTTAGCGATGCAGGGGTCATTACATATATTTGTTTGGAAACTTGCTTCATTCCTTCCGCGATTGCAATAGAGGTACAAGTATTATGAGTTACAGTAAAATCACCCATGAAATATCGACAATTACCGTTTAATGTAAACCCATAGTAGTCATCTTCCCCTACATAGTCTACTGTAATTCCATTTACGAGAACATCTTTTATTTGTTGTCTTGGCGAAGCTTGTTTTCGTGGAATAAGGGTTGGTATATCCTCGATGCCTTTACCATGAATATGGATTCTCCAAGCTGTTCCTGATTTGACTGTTGTTTTATAACATCCAAAACCTAGACTTCTTGCTAAGTATATAACATCATCGATTAATATTATATTGTTTTGTGTAAACTCAAACCCGCTATTTTTACATAAGCAACCATCACTATCTAGTAAACCAGCTAATAATGCTAACCGATTTTGCCTAGAGTTACATTTGTAAATCATAGGAATATGTTTCTTTTTTATTACATTTAAATTTGTTAATGTATGTAAAAACTTATTGTTATCATTTCTACTACTAATATTGTATGTATATCCTGATGAGTATTCTAGAGCCAATTGCTTTTCAAAATAATGTATAACATTGGAGTCTTGGAATGTTAATGAGGATCCACTACTAGTACCATCCCCTAACCAGTAACCAATCATATATGGGTCAATATCTAACTCTTTTTCAGGAAACTCAATCGGCATTTTATAGCCTTTTAAGAATCCTCTCTTTTTCGCGGACAATGTTAAATAGTCTTTTACAGAAATTTCATAAACATTATCACTTGTTTTCGGATTATTTTGTATGTTTTTAAAAAATAAAGTAGCCTGGATCATCTTTTCTTCTTTACTTTTCATATCATTTGGATTAAAGGTAAATGATTTGGAACAAAATTCGTTATTTTCTAACCATTGAACATTATAATTTGTATTTGATTTATGATGATTGGATGACAATTTTGGAAATCCTGATGCACGTAAACATAATATGTGTTCTTGATTGACTGTATATTTATCCCCTTTTACTGGAATAATATCATACATCTTATCACGACCTCTTGCTAATGACATGACAGTTCTAGGAGTTGAATCATCGCCCATCAGTAAATCACCTACTTGAATATTTTCTATTAATTTTATTTCTCCGTTCGCCATAATGATAGGTGTACCTTTTTTGTGACATTTCCCAGACCCTAACCCATGATATAGTAACAACCCGCGATATGGTGTATATAAATTAATATAATCTCTTACTATTTTTTGATGGGTTAATAGTGTAAACGAGTCAGGATCTTCAATATCTACATCCTGAATGATTTCTTTCCGGTAATTGGAGAAAACCTCATTCATTTCTTTTATAAATTTGGCTCGGTTGTTCATATAATAACTAGATGCGCGTACTATTTTTTGTTCCGACTTAGGCAATTTCACTTCAAGAGACCCGAGTTGAACAGTAGATAAATCTGGCGAAACATATGATTTTTTTTGTCGCTTTTTAGTATGATTATCGTCAGGATTGATGTCAGATATTATTTCTTTGGCGACAGAGGAATGGATTAAATAATGACTGAACTCTTTCATGGTTTCACGCAACCACATCAATTCGACGAAATCTTCTTTTTTCAGTTTATTAATACGTCTCATTAGTTTGGCATCTTTGGTGAGATACAAGGTTTTCAGTAAATCTTGATTTTGAGAATATTTGGCATATAATGCGTGATACATTTCAGTTCTTTTTCGAGATTCAAAATCCGCATCTGGTTTATTTTTCTTATTTGCCACAAAAGCTTCTACATTTTCAAATTGTTTCAGAGTCGCAGAATTCACATGATTTTTATATTGCGCATAGGTCATGTAATGATCGACAGTATTCCAGGTATTTCCTTCTAGTTGAAATGGTTTGCTATAATTGTTACATAATTGATAACGCCAATCCGAAATGTTATGCAATTCATGAAAATCATCGGGTTTTTTATCAGGAGCCAGTTGTTCTCCGGACGCTTTTCCCGGCTTATCATGCTTATCGGAATAAGGACACACAATAAAAATAGTCGGTTTTTGTTCATTGTCTGATTTTAACATAGTTACTTTATCTTCATGGAACTCATCTTCTTCTGGTAATTCTACTGGTGTTACAGGTTTTTTTTCTGCGATTTCTTCTTCTTGTTTTTGGATTACTTCTTCGTCTGTTTTCTCGCCTTTATAATCAATCGTATTATCATCAAATGTAATTCGTTTATTCAGTTTCTTGGCTTTATGAGCATTGGATTTTTCTTTCTCCAATCTCGCTTCTCGTTCTTCCATAAAATCATCTACTTTATCAGTATTTACATCAACAACTAGACTAGATGGTTCAGATGATACAGAAGAGGATGGATTGTTTAGTGTAGGAGGCGAAGAATAAGCATTACAATAAGTAACCAATTTTTGATTTTGTTTTAATCGTTCAAGAACAATAGTACGATCATATGTTTTATAAGTATCTGTTATATCGGATACAATCGAATGCAAAAAAGGTGTGGTAGAATCGGATTCACTATTTTTAGTATAGTCTCCAAAACTAGCTTGTTTTTTAGGTGTAGCAGATATTTTCAGTACATCTAAAGGTCTAAATACAATATCTGTCATTTTATTTATAATATTGTCTTATAATAATATTGTTCTAGAATACAATAAATATTTAATCAAAAGCATAATGTTTTTGTTGAACTTTACTGATACAATCTTGAAAATCAGTGTATAGTTTTAAATTTTGAATAGCCGATTTACAAGCAGCTTGTTCTGCTTGCTGCTTAATTTTATGAACTCCTTCGCCCAGAAATAAGTATATTTTTTGATATTTCGCCATATGATAATGTATATCGCTAAACTTCGAAAAAGTCGAAAATTTCATCGTTTGATCATGCGAAACACCATGGGTGGGTTGTCCTAAACATAAATAGACTCCCATATGATATCCATGTTCCGTATTATGTACGTCTATTTCCATTAAATGTGGTGTCGTTTTAAATTCACTTTGAAGTAATTCCTGTAAAGGGCGTTTGAAATTATCCGATTGTTTCGTGATTCGTGTCCAATCGATATGTTTGTCGAATACATTTTCTACAAACAATTGCGCAACTTGAAATCCTGGTCCACATTGAAATAATATATCGAATAAATGATCTTCATCTTGAATGACTACACGATTAAAGTCTAGAAATAGAGCTCCTACAAATGCTTCAAATAAACATCCCAATTTTTTATGATTTTGTCGTAAGCCTTTTTGCTCGGTATGTTTCGATATCATAAACCATTCATGTAAGCCCATTTCAATCGCGATTCTTCCAATGGTTTCGTTCTTCACCAATTCGATTTTTGTATCGGTCATGAATCCTTCATCTGCTTTAGGAAAACGTTTGTATAAATAAAATTTGGCGATGCATTCTAATACGCCATCCCCTAGAAACTCTAATCGTTCATTGGATTTCGTATATAACGGATAACAATTATCTGGTTTACTTTTGATGAATACGTTATTCATTTTATTGAGTAAAGATGGTCGACGAATATAAGATTGATGTACAAAAGCGCGTTTGTATAAATTGAAATTATGCGTGGGTAATTGTACATTGTATTGTTTTAGAATACGTTCTACTTCCACTACGTTAATTTCTTTGTTGATAGGATTAAATGGATCAAATACATAAGTATCCGTTCCTCCATTGGAATCTATCACAATATCATCATCTTTCTTCATTTTCGCTTCGAACATCTTTAGATATAAAATTACAATAAAATGGTTTATATTGTTTCTAAAAAACGATCAATTATTTAGTTTATCAATTTTTCAAAAAAAATATATTTAGACAGTATATAAATTATCATGGTAAAAGTAGGATTTAAATCAACCCATAAAAACCAACATAGTTCAAGAGCGATCACCAATGTAGCTACAGGAGGTGGTAATAAGAAGTTCGGAGGAGATAATGTTGTCGGAAAGGAATGGAATACCATGAGATTCCGCTCAACTGTTGATCCTACCAATCTAGTCATGAAATGTTGCAAAGGAAATCAATTATCTATTCCAATTGATTTTGCCACAGGATACCGTCGTCCTTCTTATCCTACGATGAGAATGTTTGCACCATAATTGTATTTTTAGAATGGTATGTATTTTGACTTTGTATAAAATACATAAAGAGATTTGTTTTACCTATTGAAATGAAGATTATTGTAGACGAGAGAGAAACTTCAGTATACAATCATTTAATTACTTTAGAAAGAATACCGAGTATTCACATCGAGAAACAAATGTTGCCGATTGGAGATTTTTTACTTACCCTGGACGACGATAGTCCTGTATTGTTGTATGAACGAAAAACTTTCTCCGATTTATTTTCCAGTATTAAAGACGGAAGATATGAAGAGCAATCTTATCGTTTATTGAATGATGATCGTTTTGCGAATAAAAAAGATATCATCTATTTAATCGAGGGTATGTACAGTCAATTACATGATAAATCGGAAAAGAAATTGTTATTATCTACTATTACATCGTTATGTTTTTTTAAAGGCTTTGGAGTTCTGCGTACCCATACCGTTCAAGATACAGCGGAAACGATTTTGTTTATGGCTTCCAAGATTCAACGAGACTTTGATAAAGGAAAAGTAAGACATGGTCATCATACAACGACGGAACCAGCTTCCTATACTTCTGTTGTCAAAAAAGTGAAAAAAGATAACATCACGAAAGATAATATTGGTGAAATTATGTTATGTACTATTCCAGGTATTAGTTCTACTGTAGCAGGTGTGATAATGTCGCATGTACAAAAATCTTTACCGCGCTTAATCCAATTATTAGAGATGAATCCTGAAGAATTAGAAGCGTTAAAAGTAGGTCCATCTCAACGGAAAATGAGTAAAAAAGTGATCGAATCCATGAAGTCTTTTCTTTGCGATCCGTTGGTTCGCTTTAGTATTAGTGAGCAAACAACCGATGTATAAATTATTTTTGGTAGTGTTTCGTTATATGATGGTTCTTTTTTATTTCTTGTGATTCATTTGTTTTTTCAATGATTGTCGATATAGATGTATGAACGTTCGTTATAATAGGTATAGCTAAAATTCATAAAAAAATCATTTTTTTGGTATACGGCAAACGTGTAAAAAATAATAAAACTGAAAAATTGATAAGTATCATGTACCCAAACGTACTATTCCGTGTAAAAAAAAGTGTATGTCGTTCACACTATTTGGATTTTCTACTGAAAATTGCTGTAATAAAAATGGAGTATCTCAAAAGATTGCCAATACGCTTTTGCCAATGTCCTATGCTTTGTTTGCAGAACAAGCATCCATTTATATTCCGTATTACTCTTATGGGTATATTCAAAAATACAAAGAATCTTTTACGGATGCATACTTTAATACGGAAGTCGCCACTTCCAATAGTAGCTTTATCAATGCTCCTCCTCATGATGTACATGTAGAAATACCAAACGATACCAGAACATATGAAAGCAAAGTCGTAATGTACAAAGGAAATAAAACAGAATTAATATTGCGACAAGATTGTTACGCATTTAATTGTTTGCAACAAATCCTTGTGAACAACAAACCGTATCAATCGTTGGATGCTCTGTTGACTGATAGTTCCATACAAGAAAAACCGTATTTATTTATGTTAATATGGAAGCAATCTGAAATATTAACATTTGATATGGTTGTATTTAGTGATGTGTCTGTATTACGAATGATCAAGCAAGCAGAAACATCTAGATCTGGAGAAGCTATCAAACTAATCGATACTGCATTACACGAGTACTTTCATCATGGGAAAATGACCTATAAGAAAGAAAAATCCGATACAGTACCTCATCAAAAAGTATCGTTATTTCCTTTGCGCGATACAATCTTAAACAATTTTGTATTACAATACTCCATAAAGGCGAGTGATTTAGTGCTTCGTACCATAACACCTGATAAAAATCTATGGCAAGAAATAGAGAAATCAATGTTGAATGAACAAATCCATCAATTAGAAGCACAACTAAAACAATATAAGCACCAACCATTATATTACGATAACAAAGAAGTAATAAATGACCCCTTATAATATTCAGTACCACTATGTACCAAATTAATAGTGACATCGATAAAACATTTTCCTCCCATTTCTATCCATCTTGTACAAAACATCCAATCTTCTGATAAATAATGATCTTCATGTACTCCTGTATCAAATAGTGCATAGGCATAATTATTTTGATCCCCTTTTAAATACGATACATCATCTGTATATTTTGTAGATGGAAATGCTTTACACATTAGTTCTATAGTTTGTCGTTTAATCATCATAAAGCCAGATGCTATGTGTTTCACTTGGATCAAGTTATTTTCAATAGTAATACTACTATTCAAAAAGTTTACATTATATTCAAGCATTTTATGCTGAATAAAATCTGATTCTGAAAATTGTTTCAATATATCCTGTTTGTTTTTATTCGATATCCACTCTTTTATTTTTCCTGGATCAGATGCTAATTTAGCCCAATCATATCGTTTTAAAGGATAAACACCTCCAATGAGATTCTTGTCTTTCATTAGTAATTTTAGTATATCTTCGGGTGTCCATGTAATATCAGAATCAATAAACATCATATGTGTCATTTCTTTATCTGACATAGCTTTTGCTACAATGTTATTTCTAGCTCTTGAAATTAAACTATCATTGCAACAAAATTCTATTTGATACTTAATACTTAAACTATTAAAACAATTGATAGTATTAATTAAAGACGATGTATAGTTTGCATGACAAAGGCCACCGTAACAAGGTGTTAATATAAATATCTTAGGCGGATTGAGAGAAATGTAATTACGAACAGATTTTTCAAATTCTTGATGTTCTACCGAATCATTCATCGTTCAATTCCAAAATAATATAATAGTTTATAAATATCTTTTATATCATTTTTATTATATAAGATGGTACTTACAAAAACAAAACATAATAAAACCATTCGAAAGAGAAAAGGAAATCTATATTTTTCAGATCATTCGGAATTTCAACCTAATATTTCACCTCGAGAAATGTTCTTATTAGGAAGTTTTGGTGGTACGTACTGGAGACCAATTTATTCTAGTGTAACAAAACAACATTATGAGAATATTCACCGTAAATACAGTGCGTGGTGGAAAGGAATACCAGAATCACATTTAAGTTCATCTGAATATGATAAAAGTATAAATCGTTACAAATGTAAAGTAGGTACGTCTTTGGAGTTTTGGGAAGGGAAACATTGGATCACTCATTATAATCCATACGGATGGGTTCATTGGTATTGCGACTTTTGCCAAGGTAGACGTTGTGCAGATGATGAACGACAAATAAAACGATGGTCGAGTATAGCCGGTCCTAATGGTCGATTTAGGCGCTATTTAGTAACTCAAATCATCAACAAAAAAGCAGAATATGAAGATGAAACAATAAGTCCAAAAATTAGACAAGTACTACAACATTGGGGTTACAAGTTAACAAAACAAGATTTTGATGCAGAAATAGAAAGAAGAAAAAATAAAAAATAAAATAACACACTACAAACCTTTTTTATCATTTACGAGTATAATATTGAAATAATGTTCTGACACCATTTTGTTTGTTGTAAATTTCTGTTAAGAATGGATCGAATAATAATTGTTTTACGATAGAAGAACAATACTTTTCTCGTTTCTTCATAAACAATTCGTAGTCGTTATTCGATTCATGAAATAACCTTTCTATTGTTTGACGATATTCTATAAAATCTTTTTGTTTTTTCTGCTTGTAAGTATATATTTTTTCAAGTGCTAATCCAAACATTTGTTGTAGAGGATTCATAAGTTGGTTAGTGATATAATAGGTATAATCTACTTGCAGTTTATTTTTCAAGATAAATTCGGGCGTTTCAATACGTTCGCCCAATAGTGCTTTTTTATTATTGGTGTTTATGAATACAAACTTAATACGATCACCCGGTTTCGGTTTATTTCCAGGGTCGCGTTCTCCAATACGTTCAGCGAGTACTTTGTGTGCAATTTGAGCGGGATTTTTATAATCGCTACGCAGAGCTTTTGTGATGGATAATTTCTCCATGGATACTTTTCCATCGATCAAGTTCTGTAACGACAAGTTCAAGAATTCTATTGCCTTTTGAATATTATCTGGTTCTTTCATAAGAATAGTTAATATACCACCATATACATCCTTCAAGTAGTCACACGAATCCCGTCGTTTCAACGGCAAACCCATAAATTTCAACTTACCTTTATCAGGATCCGTTTCATATAACATACCAACATATCGTTTCTTGGATAGTAATATAAAAGACATGAGTGTTTTTTCGTAGGCCAGTTTCATAGGAGGAGGTAGATACAGAGAGCATAAATGAGCGGCTTCTTGTGCGATTTCAATGGTGAATTCTAATGCAGTTTTACCCCTGATAGGTTTACCAGTTTCAGGATCTTCTAAGTTAAAGGTAAAGAATACACTGTCTGTATTATGAACTATTAGATTACCTATACCAGCTGCAAAATGATGATTTTCGGTAGTGAGATCATACACGTAACCTTCGTAATCTATTTCATGCAATTTTTTAATTGCGATAGGATTTTTTCTTTGTTTCGATTTTGTCATAGTAATTCTATAAATATTAGGTTTATCTGTTCTAGTATTCAATGACGTAGAATAGCCTATACTGGAAGCTAACCAACTAATATAAGAAGCACTAATTTGATTTTTTTGGTTGATGATTATATATTCATCATCGCATGTATGTCCAATTGTATTACAGAACCCTTCAAAGAATGCCTTTCTTATATTTATATTACTGTTCATAATTTCAAAACGAATTGGTAATGATAAAGTTCCACTTGAATAACCCATTATTCTAGCTTCATCTTCTGTAATACATTGATTTTCGATTTCATGTACGGGTAATATATTATGAAGTAATTCTGTTCCAATAGTACAATCTTTGGGAGAAATTTCTTCGCCAGAATTCAAGATAAGAGAATGATCATCTGTTACATCTACTAATCCAGTATGTGTTAATATGCGTATCATTTTCTTATGAGGTGCTAACTTATGGCGAATAATACGATATAATTTAGTCCACCCTTTATCTGTCCATGTTTCTACATGATCTAGTTCACAAAATTCTTTATCTTGTTTTCCTTCTTCTAGACAGCTTATCCATTTATGATTGCCGTATTTCTCAGCTAAATTTTCAATAGTCACAATATCAAAATGATTATTTACTTTTACATATACTGGAGTATAATTTGCAACACTATCACCGTATACATACGTTGATTTGGTGCAAACTATTTTGCCATTTTTACCAGTGAATAATGAATTTCCGTAAACATCTTCTACCATACGTTTTGCATAGGTAATCATCATTCGTCCAATGGCTGTGATAGAAGCAGCAACATCTTTTTCGAAAAAGGTAGATACACTAGAACCCATTTGACCGTATAAAGAATTAGCAGTTACTTTGTATCCAAGCTGTCTTTTGTCTAACACATTGGCGATAAACGGATCTTTCTCATTTTCAGCCATGATTCGAGTATCCTTTCTAGCTTGTAAAAGATCACCAATAATGGCTGGAATAATACCTTCTTGTCCTTTCTGGAATAATGCCCATCGACATACTTTTTTCCCGCATTTCACTTTTTCTTTCCTTCCGGGTTTTCCGGTTGAAGTGGTTTTCTGAACGATTTCGAAGTTATCAAACTCAGTGTTAATATAATGATATCCCGGTAAGTTATCATATTTCTCACACGTTTTTTCTGAATTTCGAGATGAAACAGGTCGGTCATTAATTTTCAATAATTTTCCGTTGATACCATATGTTTTCGTCCACACTTTACTATCCGGTGATAAATTCCAACCTTTTGCAATAGATGGGTATAAAGAAGAATAGTCAACACATGCAACCGGGTTTTCTCCGTACATGGCGCATTTAGGAGGTAAAACAATGGCACCTTCGTATCCATCATCATTCTCCTTGTATTCTAAATCAGGCATTAATGTATTTTTTTCTCTGCATACTTTTGCGACATAACTGGTCAGTTTGATTCCTTGACCCCGGAATACCAGAAACGATATTGGTACACTACAAATACGAGCCATTTCAATATATCCAGTAAGCACGTCTATTTTATTCATTAAATGATGAACGAGGTTGCAATCCTGTATACAGTACTTTGCCACGATCGCTCTAGAAGCAGCTGACTCTTTCGATAAACGGAAAATGTCTTGTGGTGTGATATCATCTTTGGCCATACCCCATTTCAACGATTTTATATTGGATATCAAGTCAAAGTAATGGCCTTCAATACTGATGATATTGTACTTTCCGTTTGCAATATTTGGATTATCATTTACTTCCACATCACGTTCTATATTCAATACCTTGAACTTTTTACCTTTTAAATAATAATCCGTTGTAAAACTACTGATTTCGATGTGAATAAAATCATCTTCATGCAAACCAGCTATATTCTTGCTGAACAACTTGGTAATCGGTTTCGAATCTACTTCCGCGATCTCGATTCCTTTTATATCATCTCGTATAAACGTACCAGCCACATCATCTAGTTTGTAAGAAGATAAATTATAATCACGTCGGAAGTAGAATAGCAAATCGATTTGAAGACGGCCGTTTATACTTGGATATCGTAAGTCATATTCACCACTGGCCAATCTATTTTTGGTTTGTTCGAGTACCTTTTCACGTAACCCTTTCTTTTTGTAGCACTTTTCACCAATAATACGAGATAAATCTGTAAATTGGTCCGTACAATCCAGCTCCAGGGACCGTTGAAACATAAACTCATAATCAAAGCCAAATATGTTATATCCGATGATAATGTCTGGATTTTCGCTCTGTATTAATTGCGCCCAATGAACCAAACAATCTCGTTCGTTATCTACGCTGTCGATAATTACATTTTTCAAGGAATCACAAGAACCGACTACAATGCAGTGGTTTTTATAGGGTTCTTTTTCTCCATAATTCATGAAAGTAGTACCTATAAATGTGATTTCATCGCCTTGTAATGGAGGAAACAGAATAGTCATAACTTCGTTGATTTTCGTAATTTTTTGTTCTCTTGTGAATGTATCTCTACAAAGCACATCGATCACAGTTTCATTGTTCTCAATTTTTATAGTATGATTTGAATACGACGAAGTAGTAAACTTAGACGACTCGCCAACTCCACTTCCAAAACCTCCGATATGTCCTCGTTCTTCCACTACAGCATCTTCCTCTTCTTCTTCATCTGCATTTTGATCTTTTTTCAAAAGACTTTTTGCATCATCTACTATTTTGTCAAATATTTTTGTAATTTTCAGTTGTTCTTTTCCTTCTGTATACTGAGTATCTTGTTGCAAGTCTAGAATGGGTTCCACTAATAACTTTTCGATGGTAGATTTGATATGTTCCTTGCTTGCTTTTTGTTTCGGATAAACAATATCTATATTTTGCGAAGATCCATTGATTCCAAATGCAGAGAGTATCACTTTTTTCAAAAACATGTTTATTTTTTGAATATCGCTGGATTTTAGATCACCCGACTGTACTCTATATGTATAAGCGTCCACTATTTGAGAAGCTAGACGTTTATAGTTTTTGATAGGAACTGGAAAATCACCGTGACTACTGCTAGCTTCAATATCAAAACAAGCTATTTTATAAGGTACAGGATCTTCCTTCGAGGTTAAAGGTGTAATATGATTCATACTGCAAATGTATTCGTAATCACAAGTAGTAGTCATTGTTTCAGGTTTCGTAGCTGATGTATCGTCTAGTTCAATCCATCCAGAAGGACTAATGTTGTTGATATGAAAATAACGTAATAATGGTGGAATTTTGGTTTCGTATAAAGTGAGATTCGTATTTTCAAATGAATATCCTTTATATTTTTGAGTTCCTTTGAAATGTTTACTGTCTGTTTCATGCTCGTCTTTATTTTCCGTATACCAAAGATTCTTGGCTTTATGAAATACGGTCATGTTGTCAAACATCAGTTCAAGGAATTGAAACGAATCTTTTCCAGTGAAATCATATAATTTCTTACGGTTGATTAGTTTCACACTAATCAAATACTTTTCGGAAGCTTTACCTAGTCTTTTGCGTATATCTTTCGAAAACAACGCAGCTGTATTTTCGTTCCAGTCGTTATCAACACCGATATAAAAGAATGGTTTCATATCGTCAACAAATATTGCGCATGTTTCTCCATTCTGATTAATTCCAAACATTTGAATACGAAAGTTAGATTTTTCTACTCTGACTGGTTTATTGTGAGTAGAGTCATCCTGGATATTCGTATCGGGTTTAGTATCAATCGTATTGAAATACATCAAACGAAACATTTTATTGGTTGCCACGACTGGTTTCTGGATCTTTTTAAAGACCTTTTTCTTGGTATTGGTATTCGAATCCATGGTACTGGTTGAGATTGTATTATGTTCCATTTTATATTTATATTTATATTTATATGATGAAAAGAAGAACTTAGCAAAAGATCAATTTTTCAAACATCATGTGTCTGTAAAATATGTAAAAAATACAAAAAAATCGAATAAAAATTAAAAAGGGTGTTATTATAAGTATTAAAATGATGGATGAAAAAAATATATCATGATTATATATAAATGGTACGATCTCCTGGAGAAGAACAACGTCGATATAAGAGTTACATACATGTAGATCCCATGGGATTTACGCATAATATGCGGCCAACGTCCATAAAAGAATTATTGAAACATATAGGACATAGTCAAATACAGAATGCGCGTGTTTTAGAAGTAGGATGTGGCCAAGGATACTTAGTATCGCATTTATTGAATGCTGGAGCGAGGCATGTAATTGGAACAGAAATTGAGCAAGATATTTTAACCACAATACCATCAGATGCTTATCAAATATACCGTGACCGTGGACAAACGGTAGAGTTCAATGTAGAAAATTTCGAAAATACTCCAATGAATATTGATGTTGATATCATTACTATGTTTATTGGAGCAAATCCTTTAGTGTATCGTTTGTTAGAGTTGTTTGTTCAAAATCCGCATGTAAAAGTAATAGCCTTTATGAAACCCGCTTATCATAAAGGTGAGTTTAATGAAAAAATGGAAGAAATTATGAGTAATAATCCTCTATCTGCAAAAGCGTTTAAAATTCATTTGTCTATTTCTGGAGAACAACGTAGTGCTATCGTCATGAAAAAAATACCATTGGTTGATTTAACAAACACTACATCACCCGTTATAGATCTTACCAACGATAGTGATAGTCCAAGTAATTCACCGCCTACTGCTAAGAAGAAAACACGTATTAGTAAAGTCAATAATCGTCTTGGATTAACAAGAAAAGAAATATCACGTATTAATTTTCGAAGAAAAGGAAAAACGGCACGTAAATAAGATACTTTTTACTAATCATGGATTCAATAGTAAAAAATATATATACAAGAACTACACTATAACATATTAAAACCCCATATCATAATTATCATTCATACAAACCGTTTTTCCGGTTGACATAGAAGCAGCATTGGACGCTGTTAAGAAATTACTAACGGTTATTTTTTCACTACTACATTTATCGTCTATGTCGTTATTTTTATTTAATAAAATATCTTCCGCTTCTTCGTGAATATCTTTTACCGTAGCAGTAGATGCATTTGTATTTGCTTTTTCCATCGCCTGTAAATCTAATAATAAATGACACGCTCCAGTACCGAAATAACCAAATTGACCACACATTACATTAGCAGATACACCACGCATATTGTCCAAGTTCGCATGTCTGGCTGCTTGTAACAACATTTCAGTATGCATTTCAAAGGTGGCTTTTGCAACAGGACCCAGATCATCTTTCAATATGCCAGATCTGTATACGGCTACCATATTTTTCGCATACGTCATACGGTCACATAATACACTGAGATGGTGATAATTAATATATACATCATTTGGTGCCATAACCTCTACCAATTCAATCATAATGGCTTGTCGTGCTGCTTCTATTCCTAATACTAAATAAATCTCGTAAATATCATTACTATAAGTATTGTATGCATCTATGAAAGATAATCCAAGTACTTCCAATAAATTAGAACCCGTTGTGTCGAGTAACCATGTATCTTTCTTTACATATTTACCATCTTCTAAAATCATACGTGGTTGCTTGAAGGGAATTACTTTGGAAATACCGTTGACACCACGTAATACTATCTTCTTCAACATAGCTTCTTGAAAGTTTTTCAACAAATATATTTCATCCGATGCATCGAGTGAATTTGATTTTTCTTTTTTATCTGTTTTGATGGTACGAATTCTAAATATAAGTTTGGAATCATTGTAATCAGAATAGATGCACGATATTTTGTCATTATACACAGTGGAAATAGCAAAGTAAATATCATCCATGCTTATATTTTTCTGCAAAAGAGTATCCGCGTTCATTTCCATGCGAATAATCCATTTTGATTTGACGTTGTCATCCGATGGCAGTTGTTGAGTACACGTGTTGACCAGTTTTTCAAATTCATAGTATTGATCGATAAGATGTTGATCTTCGTTTATCACACTATTCGCATCATCTGGATCATAAAACAACTGAACGGATTTGACTAGATCTATTAAACGAGTATGTTCAATCATATTCGCATATTTCATGGCGCGATCTCTGTTTTCCATATCCAATGACTTTAAAGCAATCGACAAAGAGGATACTTTTGGATTTTTGGTCAATCGTAAAATTTCTTCAATACGAGGAACACCGCGTGTAACATTGGCTTTGGATGCTACACCAACGTTATGGAATGTATTCAGCGTTAATTGAGTAGTAGGTTCACCAACCGATTGAGCGGCTACAATGCCTACCATTTCACCAGGATGAACTATCGCTTGTTTATATTTCAAGTAAATATTTTCAAGTAAAAGTATCAAGGCTTTTCTATGAAATCGTTTCACGAATAAAAGTTCTTTCGGGGAAAGATAGTAGTCATAAAGTACTTTAAAGAGAGGATTAGGTTGTACGTATTTTGAGTACTCCATCAATTTATTGTAATTATCTTCAATCAATTCAAACGCTTCTAGAGGAGTAATATCAACCATGGAATGACTATCCAACTCTAATTGACCTTGAATATTACTTATGATATATTGAAACGATACTGGAATAACAACATTTATATCATCTTTGTAGTTGAATACATTGGCAATTATATGTTGTCTATTGTTAATAGCCGTTTCAATATATGCGCGTAATTTCTCGCGAGTTTCGACTCGTTGTTTTGAGATTCGGGTAACGGTTGCTTTTGTAAATATATTCATCAATTCGGTACGAGAAACACTTGCCTGTTGAATTCCAACGATATCATAATGCATATAGATCTCTTCTGTACTCATATGAACTAGCGGTAATAACTGTCCTTCTACTTTGGTGGATTCGAAACCGTCATCGCCGTACAAGAATTGGATAATTTTACCCATATGATTACGTACCGTCATATCATAACAAACTGTGATATCTTCTAATGATTTAATAATTCTTCTTTGAGCATAACCCGTTTCAGATGTTTTGACTGCAGTATCAATTAACCCAATACGACCGGCCATTGCGTGAAAGAACATTTCGTGAGCAGTCAGGCCATTTATATAGGAATTTTCAATAAAGCCACGAGCCGTTGGTGAATCATCATATTTACTGAAATGTGGCAATGTTCTAGAATCAAAGCCATAAGGAACTCGTTTACCTTCTACACTTTGTTGTCCAAGACAAGACATCATCTGCGAAATATTCAAAATAGATCCTTTCGAACCGGAATTGACTATCATCAAGAAACGGTTATGATCACTCAGACTTTTTCTGCCTTCACTGCCAGATTCACCCGCTGCTTGGTTTAAGATATTGTTTATTTTCATTTCAAAATCAATCGCATTACTATAAGCACTATTGTTTTCATACACACCAATATGCATTTTGTTGATGAGTTCTTGTACTTCTTCTTTTCGTTTGGATACCATATGTAGAATACGTTGCTTTGTACTTTGATCTGCAATTAAATCACTAATTCCAACACTGAATGAACTTGTTTTCATGTATTCGGTAATAATATTTTGCAAATCGTCGATGAACTTGACGCAGGTCATATTGGTATAATCATTGCAAATCCGATGTAATATACCTTTAGAGCCTGCACTTAGTACGGACTTGTCAATTTGACCTCTAATGTAAGAGCCGTTTTTAATTTCCACCACATTATTCGAAGATTCTGCAGTTTCTTTACTACCGTCATACATTTTATTTTTATTTTTCAATGTGATCTTCGGGAATATCTGAGAAAGGATATCAAAATTACTTATTTTTCGTTTTTTGTTCATAATAGCTTGGACATCTACGTCTCTACACATCATGAGTAAATTCATTGCTTGTTTATGTGACATTTCAATATTTTTACGTGTAAATCGATTACAACCTAACAGAGAATCTTGGAAAATTCCAATAATAGGAGAATTCTTCGAAGGACTGATCAGTTGTTGTGTAACCGCAGGTAGATACATCAATTCTACTTCTGCAGGAATACTTTGAGGCATATGCATATTCATTTCATCCCCATCAAAATCAGCATTGTATGGAGCCGTAACCGCCACATTAAAACGAAATGTATCACCTTTCTCCATGATTTTTACTTCATGACACATCATACTCATTTTATGCAAACTAGGCTGACGATTAAACAACACATAATCTCCATCCATCATGTGTCTATGAACTTTATCACCGTTATCTAACCTCAAACTCATTCGATCAACATAACGTAAGTGAATGGTATGTCCGTTTTTACGCTCCAACATTTTTGCACCAGGATAAACATCCGGTCCATTTTGTATTAGTTTTGTTAAGAAATTACGATTTCGGTCGTTTACTGTAACGGGTTTTGTGATATTCTTGGCAATCTTCATAGGCACACCCAATTGTCTAATAGATAGATTTGGATCGCCCGTAATAACCGATCTCGCACTGAAATCGACTCTTTTTCCCATAAGATTACCACGAACACGACCTGTTTTAGTATTCAAACGGCCACTAATACACTGAAGCGGTCTACCAGACGGTTGACCGATCGGACTTGCACCGGTTGCTTTATTGTTGGCAATCATCGCCACATAATACTGCAATATTTGATGATACTTATCAATAATAATTGGATTCGCGTTAGAAGCGATTTTATCTTTCAACATATTATTGGTTTTCAGAATATTCATGTAAATATGGGTAAGATCATCCTCACTACGCTGTTGAGCGTCGTGCTTAACGGACGGGCGTACAGCTGGTGGAGGAACAGGTAGTACTTTACATATCATCCATTCCGGACGCGACCATATAGGACTCATACCAATAAATTGTACATCTTCATCTGAAATACGACGAAACATTTTGTATATTTTTTCAGGAGTAAGTTTCTGAGTAATGGTTTGTGGTGCATCGTTTCCTTCGATTTTCATATTTTCCCAAACGGCATATAATGCGGCGAATCCATCTGATTTTATTTTAGTAGGTTGTTTACAACCGCACCCATCGTCAGTATCTTCGCCGCAACGTCCGTAATAACGAGAATTTACGAAATTCCATCTTTCTTCAGGTGTCATATTATGCAAATATTGGTGTTTCTTTTTATTGATAAGTAGTTTGCTACAGCGATAACAAATGAGTCTACATATTTTTACAATTTCTTTTAAATGTTGAATAAAGAATACAGGCATAGCCAATTCCATATGTCCAAAGTATCCTGGTGTATCAATATAGGTCAACCCGTCGGTAGGACAAAAGAGCCCTCTTTCTAAGACACCCATTTTTGCATCAAACAATCCACCTATAGATAACTTCCCAGTTGTTTCTCTTGACGTGATTTCTACAACCGAATTCTTTCTAATTTCTTCGGGAGACAGCATACTAAACTGAATCCCGATAATCTTAGAAGGATTCTGGTATTCATTGGTATGGATTCGATTCATGGTACTTAAAACGGTCTATAATATATATAATATTTTATTTATATAACTTTATAATCAATTTTTCAATCAATGAAACATTCGTATTTCGTCTGTGAAAAAATTCTAAAAAATTGATCTTTTTTTCAACAACGTATCCTTCTGAAATAATAGTTATTGTTAAATCATATAAACCTTCAGCTCTATTAATATCTAGATATGACCATGACGCACGCTTCTCAAAAGTTCAAATCCGACAGTAAGGAAGATAAAAAGAAAGAGGACAAGAAGAAAAACGATAAAAAGAAAGAGGATAAGAAATATTCGAAAAAGGTGACAGAATCATCCGATGATGATGATTTTGAAGATGATGATTATGATGAAGACGATGAGGATAATTACGAAACTGTTTCTGAATCGAATGATACATCCAATGAAGAAGATGAAGATACAGATGATACAAATACCTCAAAGTCTAAATCAACCGACGATGTGCAAATATCCAAAAAAATATTTTCTTCTAAAACTAAAACGAATAGTAAATCTTCCAAAAAAAATAAAGATAAAACGAAACCAAAATCAAAAAAATCGAAAGATACTGCGAATAAAGAAGTAGAGAGTGAAGACGAGGATGATGAAGAGGATGACGAAGAGGATGAAGACGATAGTGATTACGACGAAGATGATGATGATGACGTACAACAAGGAATAATCCTATCCATTGATGCATTCGGCGGTGGTTCATTGCATAACGACGAACATGATTATAAGGAAATGATAAAGGAGGACAAGCACGAAACGTGTGATAGTGATGATGAAAAAACATTCATGAGGGAGAATTATATTCAGGTGGACAAAAATTATCCAGTGGAAACGGTTCATGTAAAACAGCCGAAAACGAAAAAAACATCAACGGATAAAAAAGACAAAGTAAAAGAGGTGGTTGATAAAGTCGATGATACTATATTAACCGTCGAGGAACAATACAAAGAACTCAGTCAATTGAAAAAAGATTTGGTGGACCAGCTTTCGAAAAATCCGAAAAATAAGATATTACAACATGCCATTCAAGAATGTCGTCAATCTATAGCGGAATTGGTGAAGAAAGAAAGAAAGAAAAATGCTGAATCTTATTACAAGTTAGTACATAAAGATGCAGATGAGAAACGGAATATGAATGAAATGTCTTATTTCAAGAAGAAGTTATCGCATAAAGAGCAATTAAAAGTCATGGAAGACTTGAAAGAGATCAATTCCATATCGAATACAGATAAACCGTATCGATTACAACTACTGGAATCGAATATTCCTCCTAAGTTCAAAGCAATAGTATTACAAAAACTAAACGTCTTGAAAATGATGGATCACAGTGACTCGGAATATTATAAATTGAAAAACTGGGTAGACGGATTTATGCGTGTACCTTATGGTATTTATAAAAATTTGAGTGTTACTATCCACGATGGATGTGATGTTTGTCATGATTTTATCATGAATGCTAAAAATACACTCGATAATTGTGTATACGGATTAGATGATGCCAAATTGCAAATCCTTCAGATGATTGGTCAATGGATATCGAATCCGTCCGCGATGGGTACTTCTATTGCTATAAAAGGTCCAATGGGTACTGGAAAAACCACATTGGTGAAAGAAGGTATTAGTAAGATATTAGGTAGAGAATTTGCATTTATAGCGCTCGGAGGTACTGGTGACTCCAGTTTTCTAGAAGGTCATTCATATACTTATGAAGGTAGTACTTGGGGTAAAGTGATTTCGATCTTAATGGAAAGTAAATGTATGAATCCAGTTATCTATTTCGATGAATTGGATAAATTATCCGATACGCCAAAAGGGGAGGAAATCGCAGGTATCCTTACCCATATGACAGATACTACACAAAATAGTCAATTTCATGACCGATACTTTTCTGAAGTGGATTTCGATTTAAGTAAATGTCTGTTTATATTTTCATACAACGACGAAACCAAAGTGAATCCAATTTTACGAGATAGAATGTATAGAATCCAGACAAAGGGGTACGATAATAAAGAAAAAATGATCATTGCGCGAAAACATTTATTACCGAAGATCCGAGAACAGGTGAATTTCAAAGAAGAAGATGTCATTATCCACGATGATGTGTTGCAATATATCATTGGTAATGACTTCTGCAAAGACGAACAAGGGGTCCGAAATTTAAAGAGATGTTTAGAAATCATTCATACAAAACTGAACTTATTCCGTCTAGTCAAATCGGATTACAAATTATTTGCAAAAGATATGAATATTGATGTACAATTCCCCATTTCGGTTACCAAGGCTCATGTAGATGCGTTGGTGAAAAAGGAAGATCCTATGAGTCAAAGTATGCTTGCTATGTATGTATAAATATATAATTGTAGTATTTTAGTATTTTAATGATTAACACAATCCATCACAAGAAAATAAACTTATATTCAACTGTATAACTTTATTTTTTATTCACTGCCAAAAAAAGCGCCTTTCCCAATATTAAAATCGGTCAAACGTGTAATGATATCATTCTTATCTCGCATTACTTCTTTGATTAAATCTTTGATGGAAATCATACCAATTACATCATTAGTGGTTTCGTCCATAACCAAAAGATGACGAATATCTTTCACCAACATTTTATTCATACATTGTTCAATTGTGTCATTTTTTTTTGCAATAATTATATTTGGAGCGGATGTACAAATATCTTTTACTTTAATAGTCAAGTCGTCTTTACCTAACGCTGATACTTTACTGATATAATCTCGTTCTGATAAAACACCGATGATGTTGTTGTTTTTGTCAGTAACAGCAAGACAACCTATGTTAAAAGCAGCAAACCGTTTTACTGCGTTATTGGCTGTATTATCTTCATTGATTTTAAAGTCAATTTTATGATAACATGAATTTTTGAAAATGGATAACGCAGATACGGAGTGTTTGGAAGAGTATGACAAGTGACGTGCAATCATTCTTAATTATATTTGTTTTATATTTATTTTTATATTGTTTTATAGAATGAGAATCCTTTAGATTATTAGAATCAACATAAAACAAAAAATAAAAATACTTGGTTAATATAAAGAAAGCGTTTTATGTTCACTCTATCCAATCGCGAATCACGGTATAGTGATTTAGATCAATTCGGTGGTAAGTACACCAAACAAACCTATAAAAATAAATTCAATTCTGAAAAATGTAACGATACCATGACTTTTCAAGATTGCGAATTAGCCATTTTGCGTCAAGCAGTAGATGAAAATGATATTCAAAAAAAGAAGAAAATCGCCAATAGCAAAGAAGTACAACAAATGATTACCATTGTCGAAGAGTTCCTGAAGAAAAGTAAATGTATTTGTTACGGAGGAACTGCTATCAACAATATTCTCCCGAAAGAATCTCAGTTCTATAATCGCGATATAGAAACCCCCGATTATGATTTTTACAGTGCAACTCCTTTGGAACATGCCAAAGAATTAGCCGATATATTTTTTAAAGCAGGATATGCAGATGTAGATGCAAAATCAGGAGCTCATCCTGGAACCTTTAAGGTGTTTGTGAATTTTATTCCGATGGCGGATATAACGGAACTTCATTCTACATTGTTTCATAATATTTTACAAGATTCGGTGAAAATAAACGGTATTTTGTATTGTCCTGTGAATTTTTTACGTATGAATATGTTTATTGAACTTTCGCGCCCAGAAGGTGACGTATCTCGTTGGGAGAAAGTGATGAAACGCCTTAATTTATTGAATAAACATTATCCCTTGAAATCATCCCGTTGTAAATCAGCCACATTTCAACGCGATATCACTATCACGAAATCATTGACAAAACATTTGTCTAATACGATCCATAAAACATTATTTGAGTCGTTTGTGGATCAAGGGTGTGTGTTTTTCGGAGGATATGCTACTTCGCTTTATAATAATTACACGACCTTGAAAGAAAAGCAAACTGTTGCATTAGTACCAGAATTTGAAGTATTGGCTGAAAATGTTGACTTAATATCGTCTATTATTCAAGAGAGTCTAGAATCGGAGAAAATAAAGAATATCACGATTGAAAAGCATGACGCTATTGGAGAAGTCATACCCAAATACAATGAAATCAAAGTAGGAAAAACATCAGTTGCATATATCTACGAACCCATTGCGTGTCATAGTTACAATGAACTGAATATAGATGGAAAGAATATCCGCATAGCCACGATTGATACTATGTTAAACTTTTATTTATCCTTTTTATATGGAAACGAAGAAGCCTCTGCAGGATATAAGAATCGATTGTTATGTATGTCTCGTTTTTTATTTGACATTGAACAAAAACACAGATTAGAGCAAAAAGGTTTGTTGAAACGATTTAGCATGACTTGTTATGGAAAGCAGCCTACTTTAGAAAGTATACGATCCGAAAAAGCGGCCAAGTACCAGCAACTCAAACAGAACAAAGATAGTTATGAATATAAAAGGTTATTTTTCAAGTATCATCCTACCAAGCAAAGCGCAACTATGTCGGTAATCCCTAAAAAGAAGAATGTACTACCCACTACCTATAAAAAGCCGAAAAAACATCCCGCCCCAAAAAAGAATACAACAAAGAAGAAGAAAAAGTTTGTTTTAAACATTCCGGTGAATAACCAGAAGTTTTTATTTTAGAAACTATATATATATCATAATTCATATATGAGCAATACCAATGAGAAAATATTTGATAATGTAAGAAACATTATTACTTGTAATAAAAATGGTATCAAATGTACAGAAAAAGAATTATATGAAAAAGTGGCTGATTTTTATTTAGATACGGTATGTGAAAAGGGGGAAATATGTGATAAAAAGCAAAAATTAGAGAAAAAGAAACACATTTCTGAAATTATCAAATATTTGGAAAGTAAATCCATGGATAAATACATACAACAGCAAGTTTTCCAAGTAGGCAAACCAAACCAAGCAGTAAAAAAAGCTTATTTGGAAGAATCGCGAAAAATAACAATAGAAATACTTCGAAAATATAATTCAACCAATTTCATTGACTTGGACGATATTATTTTTCGGTTTTTCCCCAATACAAATACTGATTTTACCTATGAAGGCAATAAACGTGATAAAATCGAAAAGCAAATTCGATATACTATTAAAGGTTATCGATCGGAAATAGAACCATCTGATTCGAAAGTATTCGGGCGTGTTATACCATCCATTCATGTTGTATATCCCTATGGGTATATGGATGAATTTATGAGTCAGATACTAGATGTGGAAAATCTGCTCGAGATGAATCGCAAACAAGGTGATAGAACACGTGATAAATTGATAGATACTCCTGTTATTGAGAAAAAACATAAAACTTCGGCCAAACTAGAATATCCCTACTAAAAGGAAAATAATTAGAAACAGAACTATAATAAACACATATTACTTTTGAAGTAATATATGTCAAGGTTTATTGAAGCCAATAATCAAACCATGCTTTGGAAAATTTGCCATAAAATCCCAGAATTTCAATCCATGTATCCATTGCGTAAAGAAGAGTTATTTAAATATACTATTCAAACTATTTATGATTCTATAAGATCTGCGTACATCAATGATACTGAGCTTCATCAGTACAATTGTGCTGTTTTATCGGAATTAGTGAAAACTATCCGAAAATCAAATCAAAAAGATCCACTCGCAACTACTGCTACTGCTACTACTACTACTACTACTACTCTGAGTCCGAATCAGGATCCAAATCCGAATCCAATGGTGTCTCAATTCGAACAGAAAAAAATCGAATATGAGCGAATGAACTCTAAACCAGATGTTCCAAATGTATCGGAGTTATTTAAAGAAGCCGACGAAGAACGAGTACAAAATATGGATGAATTAATTGAACAATTTGAGAAAAATCGAAAATTAGATATTTTACCACCTTTACCAGAATCCAAAGATTCTCTACAAGAGCGTGTAGATCAATTAGAAAAAACAATAGAACAATTAAAAGCTCGTATCGAAGAGATCGAAAAAAAGATACCTTAATTACATACACTTTCTATGTACAATAGAAGGACCACATTCATCATATTCCGCTTTTGTTATCCACGATTGTTGAAACGTATTCAAAGAAGATAAAATAGACCCTCCTATCCAAACACTATATTTACGTTCTGGTGGTGCAACTACTCTAATCGTTGTTCCAGCTGGTGTAATAGCGCTTAATTCTTTCGTCATACGTTCCGATAAACCTGGAAACATAGTTGTTCCGCCTGATAAAACAATATTTTTGAAAAGATCTTTGCGCAAATCAATATCACATTTCATAATGGTATTGTATGTCTGTAAATGAATACCTTCGCACTCTTTTCCAATTAACGATGGTGTGAATAGCGCTTCGGGACAACGAAATCGTTCGTTGCCAATTGTAATGATTTGGTTGTCTGGTAATGTATAATATTGTTCCACTTCTGAAGAAGATGTCGATTTTTGTATTTCTGTATCATAATCTAACGCTACATACGCGTGTGTTTCTTTAATGTCTCTTACAATTTCTCTCTCAGCAGAAGTGATAAATGAATACCCACGTTCGGTAAGCAGTTTACCCATCCAATCTGTCATATCTCTACCCGCAATATCAATACGAGATACTGCATGAGGAATGGAATAACCATCATAGACTGGAACAATATGACTGACCCCATCACCAGAATCGAAAATACAACCCGTCGTACGTCCTGCTGAATATAACGATAAAATGGCTTGAATACTAACGTACATAGCTGGTACACCAAAGCCTTCGAACATAATTTGAGTCATACGTTCACGATTCAACTTTGGATTCAATGGGGCTTCTGTAAGTAAAACGGCATGTTCTTCAGGATCTACACGCAATTCATTGTGAAATGTATAATACCAAATCTTTTCCATATCATCCCAATTGGTTACGATACCGTGTTCTATAGGATATTTTAAAGCCAATATACCACGTCTAGCTTGTGCTTCGTCACCTACATAATAATCTTGATTATTGACACCAACCATTACTTCACTGTGTTTTGCTCTACCTATGATGGATGGAAACACAGAGCGTGGCGCATCTTCTCCGGAAAACCCAGCTTTACACATACCAGAACCATTATCTATCACTAAAGACTGAAAATCATCTAAAAAAAATGACATTTGTAGTAAAGAATAGTTATTTATATATTTATATCTACATAATTAATTTATTATAGGGAACGCAAAAAATATATAGGGAACTAATATAATGGATACTATATTACTTTTAATCGGACAGAACCTATATAAATATAAATCTGAATATAATATTATTGCGGAATATAGAAATTCATTATGGATCAAGAAAATAGTTGCCATTATGTATGCTCCCGAGGTATTTTAAAATCGTGTGATATTTATAGCCATCGACCTATATCATCTATTCGACAATTAATCAATTACGATTTTTCGAATGTAACAGACGGTTCTGTCATTTATATCTGTGGTTCTGCTATTCCTTATTTTATCATGTATTTGTCAGATTCCATGCCTTGTAAATACATTTTAGTATCTGGTGATTGTGATGAAACCATTCCGAACGATGTATTCAATTCCGAACAAGAATTTTTAACCTTTTTAAATTCCCCGAAATTGATTCATTGGTTCTCCCAAAATTGTATATATACAACGAATTCGAAATTATCGCAAATACCCATTGGATTAGATTATCATACCCTTTCTGAAAAAAATCATGAATGGGGATTTCAGAAAAGCCCGTCGGAACAAGAAAAAGAATTGCAAAGTGTAATTAGAAAGTCTAAACCATTCTGGGAACGTGAATGTAAAGCATATGCTAATTTTCATTTTTTCGTGGATTCGAAATATGGATTCGACCGTAAACATGCCATCACACAAATCCCCCAGAATTGTGTATATTACGAACCGTACAAAACAAAACGATTATATAGTTGGACAAACCAATCACACTATTCTTTTGTGATTTCACCCCATGGAAATGGATTAGATTGTCATCGTACATGGGAAGCATTTGTATTAGGATGTATTCCTATTGTGAAAACTTCACCGCTAGATTCATTATTGGAAGGTCTACCAGTGTTAATCGTAAAGGAATGGTCAGATATAACTATGGAGTTATTGCATAGAACAGTGGAAGAATTTCAAGGCAAACAATTCAAAAAAGAAAAACTGTATTTAAATTATTGGGTAGATTTCATACAGTCTAAGAAAAAGTAAATAATTATTACGTAAAATCAATTAAACGTTATATCAGTATATATAACATATAATATGAATAATCATATGTATCCTTATAAAGTCGTACTATGTGGGTGTACCAAAAATAGTGCATCTTATTTAACAAGTCATTTGTATAAATTGGTTCAAATAAAAGATTTATTTTCATCGTTTGAAGTTGTCTTATATGAAAACGATTCGTACGACATGACTGTTCAAATATTAGATACATATCAACAAATATATCCTTTTGTACATTATATCAGTGAAACTGGTATAGATAAAAAATACCGTCATCGTCCTGAAAGAATAGCTCATGGTCGTAATAAAATACTCCATCATATTCAAACCAATTTCCCTGATTATGATTTTATGATGATGATGGATTTGGATGGTGTCGTGGATAATTTTGAAATAGATCAGTTCAAACATATATTCGAACATGATGTAAATACATGGGATGTTTTAACCGCGAATTGCAATAATCGTTACTATGATATTTGGGCATTACGAATCGAAGAAACTACATGGAATAATGAATTACACGGTAAAGTATGGCCGCGTTGTATTGATTATGATTGTTGGGAACGAATATTGAAAACTATGGACAAAAAATCCTATTTGGCAGATAATCAAGTATGGATACCACAAGATACTCCTTTGATTCCAGTTGATTCTGCTTTTGGAGGATTCGGAATTTATAAAATGTCTCATATAAAAGATTGTACTTATTCAGCCCATTTGAACGGAAATGTCAGTTGCGAACATGTGGAATTTCATAAACAAATAAGAGAAAAACATAATGCACGTATATTTATATGCCCTTCTTTTTGTATACAATGTCAAACAGAACATTTGGTATAAGTATTAAACCACTTTCAACCAATACTGGTTCAGAAACACTTTAAAAAAATCTGCATGTTGGGTTAGATGAATATCTTTATACAAACCAAATAACAGACAAAGATTATCTTCCATACTGATTGCCGATTTGCCTATTTTATATAAATCAGATAAAACGGGGTTGGTGAAATCTCCAGCATCCACCAATGCAATATCGAAATTATCTTTTATTTCTAGTAAGGCTTGTCTAGTATTCATAATAGAAATGGTTGGATCTATTGAAGCATTCCAATGTAAAAACGAAAATAAGTTATTTCGTAATAATTCCGTTGGTAAAATTGGTTTATTTGTATTGGAAGCGATTTCTTTGGAATAAGGAGAAATAATTAAAATGCGTTTACATTCTAATGCTAGTGTCCATGGAGTATGAAATATAAAATAAATTATATTCCGTACACTTTCCCATACTTTTTGTTTTGTAGGAAACATTTTTGAGACAAGGGATTCACTATTCCCGTATTTATCCATTTCCTCGTGATACCCATCTCTGGAAAAATAATATTCGCAATAGGAAAATACTTCATCATAATATTTATTATTCCATGTAAGATTATTCACAGCTGGAATGATAAACGGGGTTTTGAAGGAAAATAATCTCTTTAGTGTATTATAAAAAAGAGTATTATCTGAAAAATTCCATTGTGTATAATTATTGGTAATTTCCGATACATGTGTATATACTGTATCTTTTATAGAGTATGGAATGATAGTCTCGTATATAAATGGTAATTGGTCTTTGATAGTATAATCTCGTTGTTTCGATTTGTGAAAATGATAGGTTTTTACAACGAGTGGATCATTGTACACATCATACCCCAAAAAATGGAATAAAAATACACATTTATTATCACATCCCGGAATTCCGAATTGAAAATCAAACAAATTTCTATATTGTTTCGGTATATTATTTCGACTATGAATAATCCAAGTATCTTGACTATCGCCTCTAGGCCCGAATAGTTTACTTTGGCTACAATTTGTATCAAAAGGAACATAATCATCTGTATATTCGTATCGCAGTAAGGTTATCATCGTTTTTTTATGACTCGGTAGAAAAACAGTACTGTATTTTATTTTTTCAATACTATCGTCTAACATAATATCACTATTGACCGCTATTATAATCCCGTTCATATTTTGTGTCTCAATTTCGTCAAATAATGTTTTGAAACGAATACGATTCTGTATATTGATTTGTATTATTTTCGTTGTATTGGATACACCTAATTCTTCTGGAGTATATATTCTTTCGTTTAATAAGTAAATAGTATCAATGAGATGATTGTCGCAGTTTTTTTGCAAACAATACTTTATTTCGTAATTACGTTGCGAATCTTTATGAATAAAAAATTGTGTTATCAATATTATTTTGTCTTCGCATTGTCTTGTTTTTTCTAATGAAATGGGTAATGATTGCGAGTGAAGTATCCGCATGCTTGTTTAAATATAATTTTTACTACTTTTTCATCTATATTGTTTTGTATGTATTATAACAACAACTTAAATACTTTTTTCTTACATAAAATATTATGAATCAATATTATAATATTTTAGGACTGTCTCCAGGTGCATCTGAAGCGGATATTAAAAAAGCATATAAAAAATTAGCGATTCGATATCATCCTGATAAAAATAAAGACCCCGGAGCGATTGAAAATTTCAAGCAAATATCAGAAGCGTATCAAATACTAACCAATCCAGATGAACATGTTCCACAAGATCCATTTCCTGGTCAGTCGTTTCATTCACATCGAAATCCTTTTCCCGGTAATTTTCGTGGATTTATGAATGCAGATGATTTGTTTCGTCAATTCTTTCAACCTCATTTTTCAGCTACAGCACAACCTTTCACAACCTTTCATGTATTTGATCACCAAAATAAAAATGTCCATAACTTTGTTTCACAAACGAATATATCTGTTCAAAATGGAAAACGAGTAGAAACAAAAATAGAAACTAGAAATGGCGAAACGAAAAAAACCACCAAAATATATGATGCCAATACCAGCCAGTTATTAGAAGAAACCGTTCATTGTGAGCGAATATCGAACTGATAGATTACACAAGTCTCAAAAAAGACGATAATATTGTTTTATTTTTTTCTTCGGATTCCATGGTACGTAATTGACTTATGTATTGTTTCTCCCTTATTTTTTGTTGATATTCTCTTTCTCGTTGTTCTATCATGTTATTAGCATCATTTCTATCGAGTGGAATATAATCGTTACCACGAGCTCGTTGATATTGTTCGACCGATTTATATAAACGAACTTTGTCAATATCGCGTTCACTTACCGCCATCACAGTCTGATCTTTGTGCACTTTTCGCAAATCATCGAATTTCAGTTTACTGAACGGATCGGAACTAATATAATGATCATCGTCGTCGATCTCGTATAAATCACATCCATTACTGGTCATTACCGGTGCAACGTCTTTGTATACGATCATACTATTATTTCGTTGTTTGATGGATTCTATGGCTTGACCGATTTGGCCTACGCTATTTACATGCGATTCGGTTTCATATAATGGTGCTTCGTCTTGAAACCATTTATTTTTTTCTGTATTGATTTTACGCGTCATTTGTTCTTCGAACATCTGATTGAAATGTTGTTGGAAGGAACTAGACGATATTTTTTCGAGCGTTTTTTTGATTTGCTTTGCGGAAATAGTTTGATCAGAAGAAGTTGGGTCATAGTCTATTTCATGATTCGTTGGAACGGTTTGATTGGTTTTGATCGCTTGCTCGTATATAGTAACAATTAAACTAAATGCTTTTTTGTAGAATAAAAAATATTCCGATGGTAGACCTGATTTGTCTGGATGCATAAACAGTACCATTTTTTTGGCTTTTTTTAAAGATTCTGTAGAGATATTACCAGAATGCAATTTAAATAATCCTAATAATTCCTCGAATGTGTAATCATGGATATTCAGTGAATGATTCATGGTTAGTATTCCAATTCTCTATATATTTATATAAGTTTCTGTAATAGTTTGAAATCAGTTTATAGAATAGATTATCATTCTATAAACTTTATGGTATACTTTATGGCTTTTACGGCATTCCTAAATCCATATTTCTCTTACTGCAGGATTCCACCAATAGTCCATTCGCATAAATACCATAGTTCATTTCATAGTCTTCATGCTCAAGACATACGTGCCATACTTTTGATTGTTTTGATTTGGTTACATATGGTTCAGCTCTTTCATCGGCCATGGCCATGAGTCGGTATTTTTCATCTGTTACAAATACTTTTCCTAATTCTTCAACGGTAATGATCTTTTGTTTATTAGAAAGTGTATCTTCCAATATAGCATGAGATCCGGTTAGGATTAAATCTTTTTTCAAACCAGGATACTTATCAGGCGAACACTTGTATAGTCGGTTCTTGACTCGTTCAGTATTGGTAGGGTTCTCTATCATTTTATAGTTGATGCAATCTACCGGAACAAAGCCATGTACATAGGTCTTGATTAATGTACCAGGAGTAATATCTTCGATGTTGAGTTGGATTTCTGCTGCGGTTTCTTCATCAAGACAAGCGATTTGAGTACCTTCTAAGAAGCAGACAATATCATGAGATACACCTCGGTCATAAAGGGCAGCTGCTTCTTCCGCAGTTAATGTTTTAGTATAGAAACGGAAATCATCAATATAACCTCCTATACACACTCCAGATCCCCAATGAGTATTACCTACATACTGAAAAATTTCATTAGAAAGTGTAACATCATTTGTAGTGGTAATTAGTACCCCATCTATGTAATACTTTACCTGACCCGGAGAATTTGTGGTCGAAGTTTTTTCATATGTGGCTATCACATGATGCCATTCATTGTCATTCAATGGTTTTGTATAATTATTATAAACATTATCTGGTGCTCTCAAACCTAACTGATTGGTTTCGCAGTTTAATTGGAAAAATAAGGAGTTAGATGCACTTGATCCATAATTAAATATACCAGCAAGACCAGTTTGTTTATTCGTTTTGAACCATGTAGCTACAGTAAAGTAGCCTAAGTTTTGTAGATTAGTTGGAGGCAAATATAAAAAAGCGTCAAAAGTAGTCAAATCCAAAGATTTACTTCCGAATTTTTTTTCACTAGTAGAAATTACCCCACGATCGTTTAAAGTTGTATACCCTCGACCATTTGGCCCGTTCATAAAAGTAGTACTGTCTACTTCATTGTTACCGCTATTACTAGCCGTACTATCTTCAAATTGATACCACAAATTTAAAAACGTTAAGTCATCTAAATTGGAACTCATAGTTGGCTAAATATATATTATCAATAGAAATTATTTTGAGAAAGTTTATATAACTTTTTATAACATACAGGATTATATTATAAAAATAAATACACTATACTTAAGGCATTCCTAAATCCATATTGCGTTTACTGCAGGATTCGACCAATAGTCCATTCGCATAAATACCATAGTTCATGTTATAGTCTTCATGCTCAAGACATACGTGCCATACTTTTGATTGTTTTGATTTGGTTACATATGGTTCAGCTCTTTCGTCGGCCATGGCCATAAGTCGGTATTTTTCATCTGTTACAAATACTTTTCCTAATTCTTCAACGGTAATGTTCTTTTGTTTATTAGAAAGTGTATCTTCCAATATAGCATGAGATCCGGTTAGGATTAAATCTTTTTTCAAACTAGGATACTTATCAGGCGAACACTTATATAGTCGGTTCTTGACTCGTTTAGTATCCGTAGGATTCTCTATCATTTTATAGTTGATGCAATCTACCGGAACAAAGCCATGTACATAGGTCTTGACTAATGTACCAGGAGTAATATCTTCGATGTTGAGTTGGATTTCTTCTGCGGTTTCTTCATCAAGACAAGCGATTTGAGTACCTTCTAGGAAACAGACTATGTCATTGGAAACACTTACATAATTATACAAAGCAGTAACATCTGCAGCACTTAATGTATATTCATAGGAACGGTAATCATCAACGTATCCACCTAGTGTAGGATTTGCAGCAAAATACCCTTTACCAATAAATTGATAGTTGGAATTTTCAGTAGAATTAAAAATAGTTACTTGTACAGAGGTATGTATCAAATTTCCGTCAATATAATATTTTATATCACCTCGATGGTCCGCATCATAACCGGCTTCATTTTTTCTTTCGTATGTTGCTACTAAATGATGCCATTGATTATCATTCAATGTTTTATCATAATTTTCAATAGTATTACCAGACGTTAATCTCATGGATAAAGTTTTAAATCTATCGCTAAATTGAAAATATAAACCGGTATGATAGTTATCTCCAATGGCAAATACTGTTTGATAATCAGTGTCAGTAACACCAGTTTTAAACCACATAGATACAGAAAAATTATCCAAGTTTTGTACTCTAGTTTCTGGAATAGTAGCATAAGCTCTTCCGTGAGTCAAGTCCAATGATTTATTTCCAAACTTCTTTTCAGAACTAGATAATACTGCTCCATTTTGAAGCGAAATGCCATAATTACCTGTTGTATCATTTATATAATGATGATCACTTGTATTTCGTACACTATCTGTAGTATCTTCAAATTTATACCATAGTTTTAAATAGGTAGGGTCGTCAACGTTAAAACTCATAGCTAAATATAAAATATACTGATATATATTTTTTTTTAAAAAATTGATCATTTTTCTTGAATCATTATATTCAGTAAAATAACACCATTACAAAATCAAATCAAATCGAAAATGGAAGAACAACTATTTGTGAATATGATGACTATGATATCAGGAACAACATCAGACACGTCGAATATGACTTGGTTTATAAAACAAAAAGGGTTACCTTTCGAAAATTGTCTGGAAGTTAAAAAATCCAACATTCATGGAAATGGTGTATTCGCGAATCGTGACATACCTGCTGGTATGGTAGTTACTATGTATCCGGAACATGGAATTATTGAAAATGGGAACATTTATGTCATGGAACCTTATAAACAATATTATACGGATCATGTAAACATAGATGACTACAAGATATCCATGAACGATCGTTACTTTATTTACGGAATTCCCAAACTGCAAGATAACTATCTTGTAGGACATCTGATTAATGATTCTTATCCATATGTAAACGAAACCAAATATCTGGAAAAGCAGGCATTTGGAAAAATGTTAGAAAGATATTTCATAAACACATCTGCTCGTAATAATTGTGTTTTTGTGAAACAACTAGGAATAGTCTATATCAAAACCACCAAACCTATAAAAGCAGGACAAGAATTATTAACCTATTATGGTTTAGGATATTGGTGTAAAACGTTAACACAAGATGAAATAAATGAAATGACGCGACAATATATTCAATCATTAACTGGTAAAAAACAACAATTTATGTTTGATTTACTATTCTCACTAGGCGAAGAAGGTCGTCCATTACCTCATGCAAAGGAAGTCAATAAATTATTACCATTACTAAAGAACAAAGACATTCAAGAAAAACTTCAACACGTATTACAAAAATAATAAACTATATAAATATATTATCACTATATAACTACATACCGTATGATTGAACACGACATATTTTCGAATCGACAAGAAATGCTGGAAATTCTCAAAGAGAATCCAGGAGTTATCATTATTAAATTTGGCGCAGAATGGTGTGCACCGTGTAAAAAAATAGAGTCCTTTGTAGAGGGATATATGAATAAAATGCCTGAAATGATACGTTGTATTATGATTGATATTGATAATGCCATTGATGCCTATTCTTTTTTAAAAAGTAAAAAACTAGTGAACGGAATACCGGTTTGTTTAGCTTATTTTCAAAAACAACAGGTTACTTATATTCCCGATGAAGTAGTGATTGGAACCAATACAAGTGAACTGAAAACCTTTTTTGAAACCTGTTATAAAGAAGTTGTACATTAAACCGTATTCACACACTCTTATTTTTTTTCGATGCACGTTTGCTTTTTCTATGTTTGGATGGTTTGGTGGTTTTTGTTTTCTTTGTTTTTTTTCCTTTTAGGGCTTTTTTTTTCTTACTACCACCAGATTGTTTTTTCTCTTCTTCTTCCGGTTTTGATTCAGGTTCAGGCTCTGGTTCAGGCTCTGGTTCTGGTTCAGGCTCTGGCTCTGGTTCCGGTTCAGGCTCAGACTCAGGTTCTTTTTTCTCTTCCTGCTTTTCTTCCGGTTCAGGCTCCGGTTCTTTTTTCTCCTCCTGCTTTTCTTCCGATTTCGACTCCTTGGTATCTAAATATTGAACGGTAGCTAACATTCCAGCAGTCAAACCTATTAGTACATAGGTAATGACAGGTACACCGCCTACAGAATAACTGATAACTTTGTTCGGAATATTTTGTGGAACATAGGTATTATATAATCTTTTATAATCAAATGAAAACATGGTTATATAATCTATAGATAGAAAAGAGAGTTTTCTAAAGTTTGTATATTTTACAAATCGATTTGTAAAATATTTGTACAAGGCATCTGATGAGAGTCGAACTCATTTTCCATTCAAGGTCTCTATCCAAGAGACAGATGCAGAATCACTGTGCTGTTTTTGGGTTTTAAAAAAATGCGGAACAAAAACGGTTTTTAGTTTCCTAAGACTTTATGAAAAGTTTTCTTTAAATGATTTTCAGAGAAAATAATTTATGTACATAGAATAATATGTTCAAACTCAATATTTTAGCTTTTATTTTAAGTTTTGCCATGGGAATTTTTTTCGTATACACAACCATGCCAGACCAAACCAAAATCATGGTGTATCCTTCCCCAGACAATGTAGATCACATCCAGTATAAAGACAAAGCCGATACGTGTTTTCAATTCAGACAGACCAAAGTCCAATGTCCTGCCGACAATACTCAAATATTAAAAACACCAATCCAAACGGCATAATATAATATTGCTTATTATTATAGGAACTTCATACACCATGATGAATATATCACGACTACTAAATACAGAATCAGGGCAAATCTTTATTTCCATACTTCTTGGTTTAGGTTTAGCGACATTATTTCGTAAGGTATGCAATGATAAAAACTGTATATCCTTTAATGGACCCGTTATAAGCGAAGTAGATGGCAAAACGTACAAATTTGGTGAATACTGTTATAAGTATGAATTATTTCCGACTAAATGTGATATCACGAAAAAAACGGTGAATATCGATAATGGTCAAGCGAAAGTAGTTCGTCAAGAACAAGAAAAAAAACAATCCTCCTTTTTATTTGGTTGAATTCGTTCTCTTTTTCATCTTTAGATATTGTTCCTAATTTATATAAAGATGGCCGACATTACTCGAATTATTGATTTACCCGAAAATACACCGAATCCACAAAGTCAAATGCAAATGCAAAATCCACCTCAAATCAGAAATATCCCTTCGTTCGGTAATTCCTATACTCCTATGGATATTCATCCGAACCCCTATGGTCATCCACCACCTTCAGTACCAACCATTCCAAAGCCATCTGAGACAGTAGATTCCCTGTATCCGCAATATCCACAACAGCGATTACCATCTAGAGATATTCCCATGGATCAAAGTATATATACACAAGATGCGCAAATTCAGTCCAATTATATTCCGCCCATTCCGGAATCCGTGAAGAAGACCACCGAATATGTGAAGCGATACGAAGAAGCCACTGAAAAAAGAATACAAAACCATGAGTACGAAAAGATAAAGCAATCACGATTAGATGCAATCATCGAAGAGTACCAAATCCCTATGTTGATCGCCGTTTTATTTTTCGTATTTCATATGCCGATGGTAGATAAATATATATTCAAATATATGTCGTTTCTATCCCTACATGATTTAGATGGCCATTTTAATGTGTATGGAGCCGTGTTTAAAAGTACATTATTTGCCGGTGTTTATTTGATGGTTACCAAACTAATTAATCTATTGAGTGAAATCTAATTCGGTTTATTGAAAAACACGTTTCGAAGAGCTTCCATGTCCTTATCCGGAATGCGTTTTCGTCCTTTGAATAACTTCATGATACCGTTTTTATCTAGTTTCACGCCGTCTTTTTCTCTCAACAAAAGAGTAATAATAAAGTATAAAGAATACATACCACATTCTGTATTTTGTTTTTGATGCTCTACTTTGTCATTTTGATGAAATTTTAATAGGATCGGGGCATTCATGTGTTTGGCCTCTTGGATTACTTTTCTAGCAAATATATTAATGAGTTTGGGTATTCTAGAAGACGTACTATCGAAGAAAAATACGAAATTCCATTCTAGATCAATGAAAAGAGATACCCAGTGAGATCCGCTTTTATCATGTGTATCTAAATTAAAAATAATACCGATTTTCCTCTTGCCTTTATCGTACTGTTGTTGTAAATTGAAATTGCATATATTAGGACACACACAGCGGCCTACTTTATCTTTGAAACTATAGTCTATAGACGAAGGTCCGATGAAATAAAAATCAGGATAGGTATCTTCGTATTGTCTCATAACATTTAAAATATCAATATTGGATAACCATTCTGTAGGATTATCTTTCCATTCTATTGGTTGCGGAGGGGAGAAAAGCAAGGATTTTAATTTTTGTTTTTTGTGTGAATCTGCATCCATTATTTTATCAATCCAACATGATTCTTTGTTGCAATTATATTCTTTGCGGGTTTTATCTGCTAATTCTTTCCAGATTTGTTCTGGATGATTGGAAGTAATGGGGTCACTCGGGTGCAATTTGTTGTAATGGTTTTTCAAATCGAGAAGTATATCTTTTGTAAAACAAGTACCTTTTTTACCATTATGTTTAAACGAATAAGGACTACAAGATTCTCTTTTTATTTTTCGAGTTTTTTTATGTTTTCGTTTTTTCACAATATATTGTTTATTCGTATTGTTATTCCACATTATACTATATAATAATATTTTTTTTGTTATTATATAGAACTACAAAATCCTAAATCTAAAAAAGATCAATTTGTTATCCACGCCTTGGTTAACACTTTTTGTACACTTTCTAATGCGCCTTCCGCCCATCCTTGTTTTCTACTCACGACCTCGCCTACCACCAGAATATCTTTATCTGGATGTTGGGCATTTTTGACAAATACTTCACGATTAGTATACAGTTTTCGATTGAGAGGTTTGTAATAATGAGTTCCTATCTGCCAATAAAAATCTCGTATAGATAATAATTCCAAGGAATCATGTGGTATACCAAGTGATTTTTCCATCAGTCTACAAAACAAATTTCGATTCGCTTCTGTGTTGTCTAGGTTATTTTTCAACGCCAGTGCTTTCGCATTATCGCTATACGCAATCATATATATTAATTTATCTGGATTTATGGGAATGATCTTTTGTAACGGACCAGGTACCATAATCATACCTGGAATATAGTGTTTTAGTATTGGGCCACAACGTTTGGAGAATTTTCCGTACACTCGTAGAAATGGCTGGCCTTCAATATCTTGATAGATTGGATTATACGGCAATAAATGTTGAAGGCTATCGATAGTAGTGGCAATTATGAGTTTATTACAAAAGTATTGAATTCCCTGGTCGTTTTCAACCATGAATTTCGACGCGCTGTTTGTTAGTTTTCTGAGTTGGATGATATTATTCGAGAACTGAAAATGAGAAAATCCAATGATTTCGGCTAGTTTCATCGCCATTTGTTTCCACGGAACACTAAATAATATTTGTTTCTTGAAATTATCATCCATTCCGTATTTATAAAGTGTCTCATATACATCTTCTTTTTCATAATCTGTGTATCCTGAAGTGAGTAAAAAGTCTTCATAAGCATGTTTGTCTTGCAAAACGTTGATGGCAAATTCACGAAACGTTCCATTATATTTTATTTTTTGTTTATTATACTCATGTAATAACAATCTCCACACTTTACTCATATCCATCGTATGATTTCGCATTATGTAAGAATAATGATGTTCTGAATTGAATTCTTTTACTTCCAGTCGTAGTTCGGATAATAATTCGTATAATAAACGATCTTTTTTCTTTCTGCCAATACCAGCTCCAGTAACTACAGGCGTACCGCTAAATATTTCACTACTGGCTCTACCACCTATTTCAGCCTTAGTATTTTTATCAAGTATCATAAAATTGGTTTGAGGGGATATATGTTGTATATTGTATGCAGCGTATAATCCGGCAATACCACTACCAATGATGATAATATCGTATGAAGTATGACTAGTCATGATGCATCTATATAAAGTGTCTATATATATTTTATATTCTTTCTATAAAATATAGAATGTATATTAGTAGTATTTGTGAACTTTTTGTTTCTTCCAGTACTCGATGGTAGTTTTTTCATTTTTTGTTTTTTCACGATAGGCATCTAGAGGAGGAACTTCAATAAGCATATCCTCGTCACGTCTTTCTTGTTCTTCGTCATAAATAGCATGCTGTTTCGGATTCAATTCAAGTTCTATTTGATAGACTAATAATTTCATCAGTTGTTCAAAGGCATCTCTACTGGAATGCGTATACTTTTCGTCGTATGGATTTTCCATCATATCCTGAATCATGGTAAGAAGACTGGTTTTATGAAGATGCAAGGTATCATAAAACGATTGAGTTTCTTCTAACAACAAAGGATTAGTTTTAGCTAAATACTTTTTGTAGACTTGTTTGTTTACGAAACACTCTAGCGTAAGTTTATCCACATCATTCATGGAAACTCAGGAACTATATACTGATTAAAATATTAAAACAAGGAAAAATGAAATATTAGGATATAGTATACTATTTCCATGGCTCAAACAAGTTTCCAAGGAATATCTCCTAAACAATCGGTTTTAAATTATAAAGATAATTCGATCACGATTATGCGCAGAGAATTACGAAAGGCATGGAATACGTCTTATGCAAGAGGTGAAGTAAACGGATATAAAAGGCAAATAGGTCCCTTTCGAGCGGTTACCAATTCGGGTGATTTTTTGTCTCGTGAAAATTACGTGTGTGGTGGTTCGGAACCCAGTAATGGAATGAAAGTGGGTTTAGGAAGACGTTTTGGATCGATTCTTTCCAAATGCGATGGTACTGGTATTCCTGCATCGAATACGAATGTCAAGTATGTACCAGATTCGTCTGACTATATTAAGTATAAACGTCAGTCTGCTTATAACCGAAATTACGATGATGTGTCGTTTGGAGGATACAACAATTCAGCTTATGTAGATTTAATGCGAGTGAGAAGAAGATAAACAAACGGTTTGTAAAAAATCATATATGGTTTTTATATGATTTTGTAATGGTCGAAAAAAAAGAAAGAATAAATTATGTTAAGTTTTTACACCTTTTCTCATTTAAAACACACATTTTAATTAAAAATTAAATATAGTTAAAACTAATTAAATACTTACATTTAATATATAAATATAAAAATGAAGTATATTTTTATGACTATCTGCACTGTTATTTTATCCATGTTTTCTGGTTATGAAATAAAACCCAAATTATGTATTGATTGCAAGTTTTTTAGAAAATATAAATTTTCAAATGATAATAATTTTGGTAAATGCTCATTCTTTCGCGAAAGCATTATTGATGATGATAATCATTATTTGGTAACTGGAATTAAAAAAGATAAAGAAGAATTGTATTATTTCTGTTCTACATCAAGAAATTTTCAGCATATGTGTGGAAAAGAAGGCAAATTTTACGAAAAAAAATAAAGAGGACATTGGAAATACAAAATGGGTGTTTTGAATGAGAAAATATGTAAAAGGCTACTAATTACTATTCTAATAAATTATACTACTCTGCTACTGTTATGCTGCTTTTTTGACAGGTTTCTTGACCACTTTCTTCTTGACCGGTTCAACTTCTGGCTCTGATTCAGGCTCTTGTACTGGTTCTGGTTCTGGTTCTGGTTCTGGTTGCTTTCTCTCTTCTGTTTCATCATCGTCACTATTGTCTACTTCTGTATTGATTTGGTTATTCGATTTTTCTTCTTTTTCATTTGATTCTTGATAAATGGCATCTTCATCCTCTGCGGAAAGAGTAATTTGGCATTTACCAAGTCCAAATACACTATCCATAGCTCTTGGTTTCACCACAGCTTGGGCTAATTTCCAAATTAATCCCCAACCTTTACCACCAAACCAGAGTCCTCCGCATTGTAATACACATGCGACTTGACTACCTTTTGAAATAAAATCCATAGGAGTACTTCCTTCGACATCGCAAGGAAATAACAATTTTCCTTTTGGATCGAATATTTCTGTTTTCCATACACCATCATAACATGGTAATTTAGGTCTCATGGTTGGTTGACTGTTGTGATCTACTTCTTTTTTATCTTTATCTTTTTTGTACTTTAAGAAGGGGAAGTATCTATCTTCCACAATTTCACGAGATGCTTTTTTACCAAACCATGCTTCTGAGTTCGTCACTGCATCATCAATAATCTTTTTCTCGAACTCTTTTAATTTGGCTAGGGCTGTTCTAATATCATGAGTAGACTCAGCATCTTTTGGGAATTGAAGAGAAATGGTATACTTTCCATCCGATTCACCTTTTTCATCCACATAATCAGAGATACCCCATGTCATCATTAATGGCATGGTAATAAACAATGCTCGATTGCTTTGTGAACTGATTACAGTAACTGATTTGCCACCACGATCATTTACTCGTGGTTGCATATAGCGAACAGATTGGGGATTGAATTCGGACATATTCAGAACAATAGGGGATTTCGACATCTTAACTAAACCTTTTAACTAATTATATTAAAATATGTCACGCTACCTTTATATCAATTTTTTAAACAATTAAGAAAATATTCCGTAAAACAGGATAAAAAAGAATTTATTTTTTTTAGATTTCGAGTCGAAACAATAACCCTTCGATATTTTTTACACATGTACAACATCTTAACCCTTCTATATTTTTTACACATGTACAACATCTTAACCCTTCTATATTTTTTACACATGTACAACATCTT